ATATTTTTATTTTTCCTTTTTATCTTTAATCAATTTGCTACCGTAATAGCCTCCAAAGTAAAATACTACTATTGTAATTACCACATAGAACAACTGATCTTTAATTAATTCGAAAATGAATTGAGAATATAAAGGATACCAAGGGTATACACCTACGGCTAATAATATTAAAAATAAGAACACAAGAACAAACGCCAGCGCAATATATCTTCTTGTTAGTGCTCTTGGTGTAGATTCTTGTAAACTCGTCTTAAAATGGCTTACAATCGAATTTTGAATTTCTTCATTCGTTAAGAAAGATTCATCAACAAACTTACCTACTCCGGTTAATACTTTCATAGGGTTTATTTTAGTTAAATTAATCCCGAACATATTTATTATAGTGTTTTATGAATTCTTCTTCTGTGCCTTTTCCCATGATAGTATTATAAGTTTCTTTCCAGTACTTAGCCAATCCGTTCAAATCCTTCGGTATAGACCCTTTCTGACGTAAATAATGAACGCGACACATAGCAATTGAGTATTTTAAATTGAATCGTAAATACTCTGCTTTAGTATCATCAATTCCGCATACATCAATTATTTTATCTGCAAGATCAGATTTGTATTTGAGGTAATTATCCCAAATATCATCATGTGTAAAAGGTTCCATCTGACAAATACCAAGCGCTGGCCCTTTACCCAATTGTTTAATATACTTACCTCCTGCTGATTCCTGAGCTATTGTGCCTAATACTAATTCCTCTGCCTCTGGTGAATATTTATCAATATCCTGTAATGTCTCCCTTACTAATACCCGTAATTGTTCTTTGTTTATCATATTCCTAATTTTGAATGAATACGCTCTACATCTCTGCGTATTTGTTTTTGTTCGTTAACTAATTCAATGGTTTGATCGCTTATTATTTTTATATTCTCACCGTTAACCTTAATCATTTCATCTCTATTTACATCTGATTTATTATTATACTCAATATCTTTAGCTATCTCAACCATTGATTCAGTAGCTTTTGATATTTTTTCATAAATATCAGACTGCGAGCTAAATGTTAACCCCATTAGAAGAGTAAATATAGCTAATAACAGAGGTGTTACAATACTAGATACAACAGATATCTTATCAGCAGTTTGTTTCGTCATGACAAATTATTTTTTAAAAGTGTGTTACCTTTTTCAATTATTACGATTAATATGTACAAGCAAGTAATAAATAAATAAGGTATACATTTAAATACTTCAGGAAATTGCAGAATAGATAAAGTCCTCAAAAAATCATCCGTCACCACTATACAATAAATACTATCTGCTAAATTAAAGATGGTTAAGAATACCCATAAGTAAATTAATGGGTTAATTAACCATCTATAATATTTATTCTCTTTAAATTTATGTTTGTAATTGAAAAACATTAAAGATATAATAAATGCCGTTATGTGTTCTGATAATATTCTATATTCTTCACTTAGCCCACTATAGAAATTCATGCCGAACAAAGTCCAAAAAGCAAATATTATAATCCAAATATTCTTCATGTTATAGAATTTGATCCCAAATCCATTTCCAAACTTTTTTAGCGTAATCAGATGGTGTTTCACCTTCTGCCGGATTACCACCATTTTCATCATACCAATCTACAAGTAAATCATACTCTTCCATTGTCAACTCTGGATTTTTCGAAACCTGTAGTATTAAATTGTGTAATTCTTCGAATGTCATAATATTTATTTTTTTTACAAAGTTACTAAAATATTTAGAATGGATATAAATTAATTAAAAATGTTGTTGGTAACATAGATTTTATTAATTTTACATAACAATAAAGGATAAGGAACGTTTTTTCAATGTTCTTTATCCTTCGTTATGTGATTATAGGAGTTACATAATCTAGATCAGCAGCAATTACCTTAATTGTTGCTGTATTGTTTATATCTGTTTCTATTTTTTCTATCCAACCAAACTTAGTAGGTGAATATTTAATCAACCCTTTATTTATTGATTCATCTCTTAATATAGAGACTTCATCATCATATAAAGGTATACCTTCAGCAATATAATATTCATTTAATATGAATGGATTCTCAAGACTAGATATTAATATATCTTCACTCTCTACAATTGGCGATATTTCAGAATTTAGTTGAGTTTTTAAACTACTGTTTTTATCAGATGTCTGCCATTTAATGTATTTAGATTCTTTATATTTCAATCCACTTCTTAAGGTTCTACCCTTTCTTAATAAGTTGCGCTTAGGTGTGTATTTCAAATTATAAGAATTAGAACTACCTAAACTGAACTCAACTAAGCTAAAATCTTCATCAGTTTCAGCAATAAAATTACTCCCATCTCTTAATGTTTTCAAAATAAATATATCATCATCTCCCTTAACATCTTCAGTTGGGTTATTTATAATAGGTTTCTGCCTTAACAGCATCATACCTCGAGTATCTCCCCTTAACTTAACTATATTATTAAATTCATTGTCAATTACTTTAACTGGTAATGAGAATAGAGAACTTATATTATACTCCTCCAAGCCTTGATTAGCTTCATAATCAAATTTATTATACCCTGTTTTCGCTGAATTATAAAAATATTCTGGTATAACTTCTCTCTTTATATATCTTTCATCTATTCTATCTGATATATCTAATATAACGTTGTCATTGAAAAAATATCTAATATCCTCGATTACAACCTTATCTACACCTCCTATTTTTTCAACACCTAATCCTAAATCGTATATAGAATTCATAGTATCAAATAAATTGTCTAATGAAGTTGCAAAAGATGTTATTTCTAATCCTCTTAATTTTTTTCCTATAAATATATTAGCTAATTCCCCATCAGTTGTATATGTAGTTAATGGTGTGTCTGTTCTTCCGAAGAAGTCAGATTTGAAAGGATTAGAGTTTCCTGTAATTAATTGTGATATCTTTAAAAAGCTTTCGTATATCTGATATGATGTTATGAATAATTGCTTTAACGGGTCAACCTCTTCTGTTGCTTTTAAGAATCCATCATCTATATTGAATTGATTTACGTCAACACCTGGTTCTGTTAATGTAATTCTTAGTTGTAATTTAAAAGTGTCCCCTGAAGCAATAGAAGTAGAGAATTCAGAAAAAGAAAAATTAAAGTAATGAGTAATATCATCAGATGTTGATATTATTAAATCATCTGTTTTTACAATTGAAGTATTTTTATAAAGCCTGTAAGTTCCTGTAATTGTTGATTCATCGCTGAGAACTATATTTCCTTCTATTTCAGTGGTAAATACAATATAACCATCATTAGCAATGCTATCAATAAATTTACCTGTTGAAAACTCCGTATCTTGAGCGCCTATTATATTAGATTGTGTTAGTTCTAAATCAACGAATGTAGTAAATGTCTGACCAACTTGTGTTAAATCTGTGATACTGTTTGCGTCCCAATCAGCAATATTTAATATGAATTGTTCAGGGATTTTCAGACTATTAAATGGTATTGGTGATAATATATCACCATCAACAGAAACATTTGATAATAAGTTTACATTTAATTTAGACCTGTTTTTTATTATCTCTTTGAACCCAATTTCAATTACCTGACCTATTACTACTTTGTTATCTTCTTTATACGTGGTGAAATCATATTCACCTAAATATATATCATCATAATTCCCTGAATTAAAATTATACTTCTGAATTAAGATAGTAGCTACACTATCTATACCAGTTGTTTCGTATATAGTTTTTAAATTCTCGTATCCAGCACCCTCATAAAAAGAAAGTTCTACTTTAGAATATTTAGTTGTTATACCTTTAAATTTAGAATGCCTTTGTATTACCAGATTCTCTTTATATCCATCAGGAGCCTTATCAAGTTCTATAGCGTTGATAAAGAATCTAAGTTCTTTAAATTGATCTTCGTTTAAGGCTCTTAAATCGTCCTGTCTACCCATATCGCAAAGTTACTTAATTATTTAGAATGTTTATAAATAAATTCTTAACTTTGCGATATAAATAGTTTTATATGAGTTTTGTAAGCAAGATCAAAAGCGGAATAGCTAAATCTTTATTCGGGATAGATGTAGATATAATCAGAAGGGGTGGGATAAGGTTAGGAGGGTTTAGCTATTCAGGAAGAAATACACCTGTTTGGGATAACATACTAGAGGCAAGCTATCAGATCAATCAGTATGAGCAAAACCCTATCTTACATGCTACGCTTAATATTATTGCTGATGCCGCGTCAAATGCTATTTATCAGATAAAAGACTCAAAGACGGGTGATATCATACCGGAATCAGAATACACAGAAGATCAAAAGAAAGCATTAAATCTATTTACAAAGCCAAACCCTCACCAATCAGGGAAAGAATTTGATAGGCAGTTTTCAATCCAATATAACACGTTTGGGAAAGGATATCTATACGGCCTTAGTCCTTCATCTTTCACGTTCGATTATAAGAATGTAGAAGTATTAAACACTCTTTATCCTTACAATGTAGCTCCGGTCTTAACAGGTAATAGAATAACAGCAACAGAATTAAGTGAGATAGTATCAGGCTATGTATATAAGGAAAACGGCAGGGAATTAAAAGAAGTATTACCACCTGAGCAAGTATTATTACTCAATGAGGCTACAATATCAGAAGATGAGGAATGGTTCACGGGTAAATCTAAATTAATCTCACTGCAAAGGCCGTTGTCTAATATTATGGCAGCTTATGAGGCTATTAACGTAACTCTAAAGAATAGAGGTATAGAGGTTATATTTACCCCTAAACCAAGCCCTGAAATTGCAGGCATACCATTTCAACCTCACGAGAAAGATTCTTTAGAGGCTGAATTAGAATCCTACGGGAATTTAGAAGGGCAAAAACGTTGGATGGTTGGTAGCCTTCCGGTTGACGTCACACAGATCACATCTAAAATGCGTGACATGATGCTGTTTGAAACTATAGCCGCTGATGCTATAGCTGTAGCACACGCTTATGGAGTGCCGGAGGTTCTTGTAAAGATGTATATTCAAGGTGCTACATTCGAGAATCAAGAGATATCAGAGAAAAGATTATACCAAAATACCATCATTCCATTTGTGAACGAAATTACAGAATCTAGGAATGAATGGTTGAAGATAAAAGAATCAGGCTTTGAAGTTGTATCGAGTTTTGACCATATTCCTGTATTGCAGAAAGACAAATTAAAAGAAGCTCAAGCAGACGATAAGAAAGCAAGAAAGAACATTGAACTATTCAAAGCGGGTTTGGTGAAAGGGAATGTAGTGATAACATCTCAGGGATTACCAGAGGATGACCAAATAGGAGATAAGTATATTTGGGAATTAGACGACAGACAAATATTCATCATACTAGGAAGAGAATCGAAAGAAGACCCACAAGAAAATAATAATCAAAATAATAACGATGGCACAAGTTAAATTTTATCAAGATACAGACGGTGTTTGGATTTACACTGATGGCAATACTGACGCTGAAAAATCAGCTAAAGGTAATTATCGAAGGGTAATTAATGGAACTAAGATAAGCATTTTAGGAGAATCAAGCACTTTCGATTTATTTCGTGATGTTGAAGTCACGGATATTCAGAAATCAGGCACACCAGATGACAACTACGCAGATGTTGCGGCATTTAAAACAGCTACGACAGATTTTTTTCTTAAAGCCCTCGGTGCAAATGGATTGTATCACGGGGGCATGGCGTTGAATGATAATCCTGTAGTAAATTTAGGAGGGATTGATAATTATACTAAAATACCAGGAGATTGGGTTGCGTACCATTCTAAAGGGTTTACAGTAGATAATGTATTAGATAGGATTATTTATTCAGGTGTTGATAATGTGGACTTTTTATTCAATGGTAGTTCAGATGTTTTATCAGATAAAAATGCAACAATCACATATGGACTATATAAGAACGGAGTGTTAATACCAGGTGCTGAAACGCCGCATGATTTCGGTACAGCTAACGCAGTTGAACATATTGGTATAACAGCTATTGTCACTTTAAATAAGAATGATTATTTGGAAATATGGGCTAAATCATCTACAAACGACACAACTATCACTCCTAAGTCATTAAGTATAACATTTTGGGGTAGCAGGTAAAATAAGACTAACATATTATTAAACCACTCTTTAACCGGGGTGGTTTTCTTATATATAATCAATATAAATTAATTTATTCGTTGTATTTGTTTATATTATTAGTAATTTTACACTATGTTATAATTTTTAAAATTACAGGTATGACAGATTTAGAAAAGTTTATTGAAACTTATAAACAGTTTGGGATAGAAATAAAAACACATAACGATGGTGATAAGATTAGAGTTGATTTAAATGGATGCGAAGAATATTCTACTATTAGCGAAAAGTTTGGTGGTTATGTTGGATTTTATTCTGACCTTGAATTTACAAAAGATGGTAAATTTGTAAGGCAAGGGTTTTATGAATAATTTTAGTGAGAAGAATTTAATTTTATAAAAACTAAAATATGAAAAAGATATTTATTTTATTCCAATTATTTATAGTTATAGTATTAGTTATACTGACTATATCAACAGGTGGATACATGTCTTATTTAATTATTAAATGGGTTATAACGCTAAACAATCTTGGTATAGAGATTTATATACTTATTTAGTTAGGTGGTTTATTGATCATTACAGCTATATGGCTTCTTGCAATTATGCTGATTAAATCATGTCTAGGTGAAGATATAACAGGTTAAACAACGAATTGGTGTATGCGGAGGCTGAGGAACGAAGCTTACGTACGACACCGTGTTAGTAGCTGGCGGCTATTTACCCACCACCGCCCGAACGAAGCGCTAAAAAAAGAAAAGCGAAGCGTGGGGAGAAAGAATTTTATTAATAACTAAATATTTGAATTATGCCTAATAACATTAAAAACAGATTAGAGATTATTGGAACTGAAAAGCAAGTAAATGAAGTATTGGACTTTTTACGTGGTGAACCATCTGAGGAGGGGTTCGAAATGTTTATTGACTTTGGTAAAATTATCCCAATGCCTGAGAGCTTAAATATTAGTAGAAATAGTTGGGTTATGCCATTGGAAAATCAATTCTCTGCTAATATCAAAATGAAAGCTCACATTGATGAGATTAAGGAATTCTGCGAAAAGAACCCAAGCCGTAAAGAGCAAACTATTAACAACTTTATTGCTGGTATTAAAAATTACATTGAGTACGGACACGCAACTTGGTATAATTGGTCTGTAGCCAATTGGGGAACTAAATTGAATGCCTACCAACAAGAAAAGCAAGAAAGCAATGCGATAATGTTTGAAACTGCTTGGGCTGGCGTACCTGATTTGATAAACAAACTAAGTGTAAAGTTTCCAGAAGTTTCATTTACCTACAAATGGAGCGATGAAGATACAGGTTATAATTGCGGAATTGGCTCATATAAAAATGGAGAATTAGAAATTAATTGTCCAGAGAATTGTAGCCGTGAAGCCTACGAGTTGGCATTTGAGCTTAGACCACATTACAAAGAGGATTACAAACTTGTTGGTGATACTTACGAGTGCATTGACGAGGACTAACCCTCAATGGCTGCGATAGCAGACAAAGCGGGCGGGGCTTTTCTTTTTTCTTGTTTCAATTAAGCAGAAACTTAAATACGAGAACCGAACCCCGCTTGCTACTAAATAAAGGATAAGGAACGTTTTTTAATGTTGCTTATCCTTCGTTATGTAATGTTAATTTAACCCGCTGATTTTCTTATTTATATAGTTTTTGTAATAATTTCCATCCCTCTCTATTATTGTACCATTTCTATAATTAAAATGATATTCTTTCTTATTCTGGATAGCTTTTACGACTTCCTTGTTTGAATCTATCAAAGGCCGTATGTCTATTCCTTCTGATTTCATATTAACATTAGCCATGATAGCCTCTGTTTCAGGATTAGACCAAATGCGCGTACCTTTAGGTAACAGTGATTGTGTGCGTTGATTAGCCATGAAAGTCTCACCTGTTGGAAGTTTAACAAGCTCTCGACCTTTCTCACCATATTCAGCCATTGTAGTAGATTTTAACCCTTTCTCTCCTGTACCTTTCGCAAACTTAGGAATAGGTTTAGCAAGTACAGCAGCAGTTTGTAATGCTCCTGAAGCAATAATTAACGGTATAGCAAGAGGACTTAACACACCTGTCTGAGCTTGTACTTTTAAGATCGCTTGAGCCGTATTAATTCCAATATTAAAGAGTGCTGATGCCTTATCCGCAATAGCTTGCTTTCTCTTAATCTCAGCAACTTTCTTTGCAGCCTGTTCTTCACTTAATAATCCTTGTTTTTGTTTTTCTTCAATATCTAATAACTCGGATTCCCTTATAGAATTACCAAAGCTAAATAAAGTATTGCCGACTTCTTGAGCAATGTTTAATAATTCTTGTTGTAATTCTCTCTTTCTTTCCGCGGCTCTTTCAGCGTTTAAAATTTCAGCATCAGTCTTTATATTGTCAATCTCTAGCTCTTTATCGGCAAGCTCTTGAAGTAGTTCTAATTTTTTAGGGTTAGAATCTTCTATTAGCTCTATTTCAGCCCTTAAAGTATCTACCTGATTCTGTAGGATAGTGTCATCTCTATCAGCGTATATTTTAGCTACATTATCATTAAATTCTTTTTCTTTTATCGTACCTTCTTCAAACAATCTTACTTGAGCTATCAACCTTTTATTAGTTGATTCCTCAACCGCTTGATTCTGCCTATCTAATTCATTTATGAAAAAGTCAGTCGTTACAGGTGTGTTTGTCTCTACAAAGTCATTAGTTTCTGTAATTAAATCCTCAAGCTCTTGTAATTGATCTGAGTAAGATTCTTCTGTTAAGTCTTTAATCTCATTATTACTTTCCTTGATTGTATCAGCTAATATTTTCCTATGCTGTTTTTCGAATTCAATCCTATCTTTCCTGTTTTTTTCTTCTAATTTAGATTGATCTTGAGCTGATTTATCTAATGCCTCTATATTAGCCTGTAAAACTTCTTCATTTGTTAATACACTTGGTAACTGTTGTTCGCCACTTAAATCTCCATACAAGCTTGATAAAACATCTTCAACACTTGTCGATCCTTCTAATATTGTATTAAAATAATCTTCCGCTGATTTATCTGCTTTTGCTAATATTGTACCAGCAGGTGAAACGCCAGCTATAAATGACTCGAAGAACCCAAGCTCTGTGATATTGTTAAGAGTAAAACTTAAAGAATCTAAAGCAGTTTGTAAAAATCCTGTAGATTCTTTTCCACTTAAAATCAATCCATCCCAAGCACTACCTAACCTATCTATTGCACCTGCTAAAGTGTTTTCCACAACATCAGCCATCTTTTTAGCTGAACCATCCACACCCTCATAAGCAGAAGCAAGTAGATTAGCTGCATCTTTGTTAGCTGAAAGTGTTAGTAATGCTGCCTGACCCCTTAAATCAATCAATTCCTGAACTTCTGCAAGTCCTAACCCTTTACCGTTAAGCTCAATAAATGCACGTTGTAAACTGTCTGCATCTGTTACAGTAAACCCAAGTTCTTTGCTAAGATTTGAAGAACTATCAGACAGCGCAATAAGTACGTTTTTCAATCCTGTACCACCAATAGACCCTTTGAGACCTGCATCAGCTAATTGACCTAGTAGTTTAGTTGTTACTTCAATAGGGATATTGGCAGCTTTTGCGAGAGGCGCAACAAGCTTCATTGATTCCGCGAAGTTCTCCAAATCTAAAGCTGAAGTTGTAAATCCTTTAGCCATTACGTCAACTACTCTCTGGGTCTCGGAAGCATCTAATCCAAAACCTCTTAAGGTAGCACCAGCAATTTCAGCCGATCTTGCCAAATCTTCACCTGTAGCAGTTGCAAGTTGTAATGTTGCTTCTGTTGCATTTACAATCTCACCCGCACTGAACCCAATCTTTGAAAATTCTAACTGTAAATTAGCGACCTCAGTAGCTGTGAATTTAGTACTTTGTCCTAGTCTAAGTGCATCCTGTTCTAATGCTTTGAATTGCTCAGAAGATGCACCGGAAATAGCACTAACACGTGCCATTGCTTGCTCGAAGTCTTTAATAGTATTTAAAGAACTTCTAAGAACTTGGAATATTCCCGCGGCTCCTAAGCCGATACCCATTGCAGCTCCTAATCCTTGGAATGCACTAGCGTAGTTACCTACGTTTCTCTGGCTTTGCCCTAATCGACTGTCAAGTTTCTTTAATCTATTATCTAATTGGTTTACTTCTCTTGCTACAGCTTTGAATTGTTTGCTATTCGTACCGAAAGCTATTCCAGTGTTTTTAGCGGCTAATCTTAATTCATTTAATCTTTTAGTATCTTTAGCGTAAGCACCTTGTAGCCTGTCGGCTTGTTTTTCTGATAATCCAAATTGTTTAGCTAAAGCTCTATTAGCGTCACGAGCTTCTTTTGTTTTGATTATCTCTTTTTGTTTCAGCTGTAAGGCTTTATCTCTTTGTCTTTGTAGTGATTGTCTTGCTTGTTCTTCTTTTTTTATCTGCGCTTCCGATTCCTTCCTTGCTTTAGCTTCTTTTTTTATTTCTTCTTGTAGCTTCTTTTCACCTGTAATCTCTTCTTTTATAGCTGCATCCTTAGCTTTAATAGCTTCTTTTACTTTCTGCAATTCTTTAGCTTGCTGAGTACTTAGATTAGCTAATTTCGCTTTAGATTTTTCTAACTCATTTTCAATTCTTTTAGCTTCTTTCTGAGCTTCATTGAGCTGTTTATTTTTATTCGTGGCAGTCTCAGTACTTTTATTTAGAGTACGCAAAGAAGTATCTAATGATTCAGAAGCTTTAACAACCTGATCCAATCCTTTTACAATATCATTAATAGACCCTTTTAACTTATCTAAACCTTTTAACGCCTCCGGTGAAACTATCTTATCTATGTCTGCCATTCTTGCTCAATTGTTCTTCCATCTGCTGAACTTTAGTGTTTGCAGATTCTATATACCTCTTAAGGTTATATAATTTCATATTCCTATCAATTGCAATACTTAATACTAATTCGCAACCGACAACAATATCTGACATATCCCTATTCTTCTCTGTTTTGTTTTTTTTATCCACTAATTTACTATATCGTGAAATCTCTGCTTCTATTTCACGTTCTAACAATTTTAAATCTTCTCTAACCTTATACGGTCTTCTGAATTTCTGCTGAAACCATGATAAAGTATATTCGCTCCCTCCAATTTCTAGCGACTCTTTAACAGCTTTTAATAACGTTATTTTGTTGTATTTACTTAATATACCAATATTAGCAGTAAACATTTTATTAAGCTCAGACCGTGAGAAATATTCAGTAACTTTTAAATTAAACTCCTCTAATTCTTTACTGAATTGCTCGTCTACTTTATCGGAATCAAACTCGCCATCTACGATATAAGATAAATCACCCGTTTCTTCATAGATCGAGTAATCTTCTATCGTTATAGTGTATATAGTGTGTAGTTTCATAATCCCGCTAGCTTCTTCCATCTTCTTACATATTCTTTTGTTGATGCTATCTGATATTTTTCTGTATTACTTTTATTCAGCCCGAATATATTTTGTCCGTACTTTGATTCTAAACGCTTTGATTTTTCATCAGTAGATGTTATTTTAGCACCTATACCTTCGATATTGAGTAAAGGAATTAGTTTGAATAAACTAAAAAATCTTCCTTTCAGTCTAAGGTCAGCTATACCAAAAGATGGTCTAGGGTTTAAAGTCTGTTTGAATGAAGCATAAAAAGGGTCTCGATAAGCTTTTAGATCATCCCCTATTGAATCTTTACCCTGCAATAATTGATCTTGGTTTAATTCAATCGGCTTATCTGCTGTATCTTCAATTACTTGCCTTTGTAATTGCTGTGTATCTATTCTGTTTATATTTCGCGCTAATTCCCTTATTGATGTCACATTACAAAGATACGGAATTATTTAGAATGTTTATAAATTAAGTTTTCTGTTGGTGGTGTTGGTATTATTATTAATTTAGCTGAAACTTATAAAAAATATAATATGTATAAAAACAATAAGATATTTGAAATCATACAAAAGTTGATTGTGCATGCATTTATAACTATTGGATGGTTTTACATTTGCAGATATCAATTGGATAACAATGGATTTATGGATGTGATATTTGCAATTTGTTGTAGTGGCAATCTATTTTGGCTACCTAAATATAGAAATTGGATATTGAATATAAACACCAATAAAAAATAGATATGGACAATAACACGTATTTAATCAAAAATGAAAGTATTGAATCTTTTCTAAGAGATAATTTAATCAATCATACAGAAAGAGGTTCTGTTTTACCACTTCAAAAGTGTATGTACATTAAGAATAACTACGGTAAAGATCATTTTTCTGTAATCTCAAAAGAATTTACTTCTATTGGAGTTGATGTTGATTTTGTTTACCATTTTAGAGTAATAAAACATGATGATGTCTGTTACAAAATGGAGTTGATGGATATTGAGCTCTCAAAGTAAAAAAAAGCGGGCTAACTACCCGCTTTTTTCTTAATTTCATTATACAATACCGTGTAAGATTTATTAACCTTACCTTTCAAGTGTTTCATGTAATACTCCTTGAATTTATTCTTAGAATATTTACTAAGCACTTCGTAGTTATAACTTACACGTATCATTAAGCTTGTACTGTAATTGACAACTTATTCGAATAGTAAGTATTGTCAGTAGATTTAACACGAATACTGAACTTATCACTAGCGGCTAATGCAGCGGCTGCACTATCTTCTACTACTAACGTATACTTTTTAGTGCCTGAATCATAAGTTAAAGTACTTACAACTACTGGAGCAGTACCAGCAATATTAGAATCTGTGATTTCAATATCACCAGTATCTAAAGTTGTAATAGGTGCGTTACAAGGTTCAAGAATCTTGACAGTCATATTATCCGAAGTCACGGTATAATCTGAATACTCCTTGAAGAATGCGCCGATAGGCATATAAGCAAGAATATCATCATAAATCCATGTAGGCTCTGCAAAGTATCTTACATCAAATTCTTCCTTAACCTTGAAGTTCATAATAAGTTTGTATGCATTTTCAATAGTATCAACCGCAGGTATTCTTTGCTGTGATGCTGTAACTTCACATTTGAAACCTTTAATGATGCCTGTTTTGGCATTCTGAGTACCCATAATGTAACTATCTTCCAACATGAAGAGGATTCTATAAGTACCAGATTTGAAAGCAGCAACAGCACCGTTGAAGTCGCAAGGATTAGACTCGATAAACACATTAGCACTCGGATAACCATTTCTTAAGAATAGCTTCTTACCGATATTCGTTGTGTTAACTGTATCATCGTCTGTGGTTGTTTCGTAATACCAGATAGAACCAGGTAGATAAGCTTTTTTGTTAGTTTGTATAACTTCAATCCATTTTGCGTTGTTATCGTTACCTAACAGCTCATCTTCTGTGAATTCAACGTCAGGAGTAGTGATAATTACACCGCTAACTGATCTAGGTAGTGTTAAACAACTTGCTGATACACCAGCAGGTAGATTAAATTCGCACGCGCTCATTTTATCAAAATTTAATTAATATTAATGTTAACATCACAAAGTTACGAATTTATTTAGAATTGGTATAAATAAGTGTTTTTATGAAATTATTTTATCTTTTTTTTTGGATGTAATAATAATATTATTATCTTTACATTATAGAAACAAACAAAAACTAAACAAGATGAAACTAATCAAAGACAAAACGTACATTGAAGAAGCCGTAGAAACAAGAAAAGATAACGGTGAGATAATTCACACAGAAACAAAAGAGTTGACCTATAAAGGAGTGAACAGCGTAAACGATCATGTGTTCACCAGAGCTTCAGAGCCAAAGACAGAATATAACTTCTCTGAGTCAGTAATGAGCCAGATGATGTCAGAGAAGGGCTGGAGTTATCAAACGTGGCTTAATACAATAAGAACCGTTAAAATAAGGGAGAAATAGCAATGGAAGAATTTAAAAGAGAAGGAACAACAGTATATAGTCTTCATCAAACTGGATGGGACAAGGGCAAGCCTGTAATGACTAACAAATTTTACGCTCAAGTTTACCCAGATTATGCTAATGGGGTGACAGAAGAAGATGCTGAGAAAGTTGCAATGCTATTTAAAGCAGCACCGGAATTACTTGAAGCATTGCAAGAATGCATGAATGAATTGTATTCGATTCACTCTCAATATGGAGATAAGGAAAACGCGAGAGATCATTCATCAGGATTGAGAAAAGCAGAAAAAGCAATAAACAAAGCATTAGGAAAGGAGAAACAGAAATGAAAGAAGAATCCGTTTACAATGGGATATTTCATAATTATATGTCTCCTTCCAGATATGAAAAGTTATTTGAGACACATGACTTTATAGAATGTGCAAAAGGAAAGAGTGCTATCTTAAAACAAATAAGAGAGCTGAAAGAAAAAGGTTATAACGTTAAAAGTTGCTACATGGCAACAAGCGTTAGAGACTTTCATGACTATTATTTGTATTATAAGGATAAGCCTGTTCAGGTTGAAGATGGAGAATGGAAATATAAAGGCTGTTTTATTCAAAAGTCAATCCATCCTAAACTAATAGGTAAATTTGAAGTGTTTAAAGACGATGAAGGTCAAACGCACATAGGAAGGTATCACACCTTCTCAGAAGCAAAAAAGATGTGTGAAAGTAAATAAAATAAACCTCCACCCTGGCCTTCTTAAATGATTGCCGGGGATTGGTGGTAAAACTAACTTATCAATTTGGACGTTTAAAATAAATAAGTAACTTAGCGACTTCAAACCAATACAAAAAAGGATCAAGGTTTTGAGGTGAAAGTAAGTATCAAACAAAAACTAAACAAGATCAATCCAACTTATTAATTTAGGTTGGGGTTTTTAATCCCAGATATCCCCCTCAGTCCATACTCCGTTACTTTGCCAGAACCCCGGACTTAATATCCAGTTTTCATTTCTAATAACTTTAACAGGATTACTAACGTAAGTATCTGTATTGACTATGTATGTGAATTGGTCTCCATCACTAAATATGTCTGTACCTTCGATGTCCCCTATATTGAACGTGTAAACACCATTCGCGTACGTAACACTGTGAATTATCGGTTTAATGCTGTTAGAAGTGATATAATCAATAATCTCGAAATCATTTTTATCTAAGGTTGTAATCTCGATATTACACGTAAATACTTGTACGGTGTATGTTGTTCTACCTACCCATTCCGACCTCGGATATATTCTTACCCCTGTACGCATATAATCTATTAAATCTTGAGAAGTCCAATATACATTAATTATCTGTTTATTATTTAATTCTTGCCAGTTCTCGAGACTTACAAATATCTTGTAATCGTTTTCAATTGTCGAAACGTCAGGTAATTTATCAGCTGATTGAATCCTACAATTAAAGCCCTTGAATACTCCGTTTGTGAATTGTCCGATTATATTACCGTCTTCTAATATAAATAATATTCTATACAAATCTCCTTTAAGTGAGTTGACTATATTAGTAAAGTCTAAAGGATTAGAATCTAAATAGAACGTAATAAATGAAGGTGATATTTCAGAAATCAATGTTTGACCAAACACGTTTTGTTCTGTTGCAGGTTCAGGGGTTTGGTTGTCATAACTATACAATCCATCGGGTAGCCACATTTCATCATTAGTAATCTTTCCAGACCATGTATCTAATTCAAAGTCAAGAAAAGACACATCATCATTAGTTATTATTATATTAGAAATAGGTTTAAGCGTTTTAAATGCTTCATTGAATCCCGGTGGTAGTTGTCCTAACATTGTTTAGTTATGAATTTTAATTCAACATTATTTAGCTCTATAGCATCTATATAATCGTTCATCTTGGCTTGAGAATTATACATAGGTAATTCTTTACCCCAAAATACGCGGTCTGTCTTTCGGTGTTTGATTTGTCGCTGCTCTAAAGCTGTGCTTTTCTTGAATGCATCTATTAAATCTTCGTAAACTGGATAAAGAATAGGGATAAATACATTGTCTATCCTGTTTTTTGCATAATAATCTTTGTCAGTCTCATTGATTATATAGATTGTAGGATTAATAATTACCCTGGCTCTCTGTGTGTGATCTTCTTCAAAGTCCATGCTTAGAGCTATAAGTGGGTATTTTTGTCCCTTAAAAGATGCTGCTTTATCTTTTTTGGCTAGTAATTGAGTAATTTCAAGCATGTGCCCATACTCGTAATACGGTGCTAAAGCTTTCCATGATGTTTGACCAGTAACATTTCCAACGACTTGAAAACTAGATGTAGTTACATTAGACACCTGATAATCTACATCATTAATCTTCACATACTCCCCGTTCCTGAGAGTGTTATCAGATGTAACAGTAGATTTATGACCAGAAAAGACCACATCTGTAATAGTTCCGGTCTTTCTGATTGTATCTATTATGTCACCTATTAACTGAGGAATTGGTTTAGAAACCGTATACATTTAGTTTTGTCTTATTTTCGTTATTATAGACCCATTCCGGGTAAATATCTTTATTAGCTAACATATAATTGTACAAAGATGCTTTATCATTGTAATGATCGTAATTAGATAGATCGTATTTATCAAACCCGTTCCAACGTCTTACACTCCTATCTAAGTATCTTGCTTTGTTAGGAATTAATCCAACCAAGTCAATGTAATCATTCCATGCATCAACTAACTTCATTGTAGGAGTAACTACTCGGCTTAGCTCACTCATTGTAACTACTTCACCTATTCGGGTTGTTTGCGTTACTCTATCCATTACAATCTTATAATAGATGTAGTAAACTAGCAATGATTTAGGATCAGCAAGCCCGATAAATTTACGAATGATAGTATTCCCACACCAATCAAATGTAAACGTATCTCCGTCTCTTAATTTCCGGAATCTTTCAGAAGAAAAATTGTCATCAACGTATAATTGGTAAAGCTCATCACCTAATATATCTTTCAATGCTTCTGGTTCATACTGATCTATGCTCTGTTTAATTACAGCATTGTCAATAGTATCAACAGCCGGAAGATTAACGTTATTCGTGAAATATGTTGGATCAACTAAACTCATTCTTTATTCTTTGGTTTACGACCTCTTTTCTTAGGTTTCTCAACTTCTTCAATTACTTGCTCTAAATCAGTTTGATTAGTATCATTTTTTTTAACAGCTTGCTTATCTTCAACCACTTCAATCTCAAATTTGAAGTACCTAGACATTCCTCGAAGTTGTTTAAGTAGCGTGTTTAATCGCTTACCCCCTTTTAATATAATCATATTGTGTAGTTTTTATAAAGGAGAGCCTAAGCCCTCCTTATTCATATGTTATGCGTCTGGTTTCTCTAGTTGAGTCTTAGCTGTACTAAATCTGTCGTAGATATACCACTTAGGATTGTACTTAACAAGGTGAATCTCTTCATCTGCAAGTACAACAATCGAGTTAGTCTTCTTAGTAGTGATATCTTCTAAGAATTGAATACTCATTGTAGTGTATTCTCTGATTTCGATATTCTTCTGTGAGAAATCACCAATCAAGAACCACCCAGCAGGGATAACAGGAATTGAAATAATTGGCATACCATCCATATTTAATCTACCAGCTGCATCACGAGATACACCGATATAATGAGCGTCAGTACCTTTCAACGTTCCAATTCTCTTAGTAGTCTGTGGATTCACAAATACTGCATTAGCACTGTATAAACCAGCTTCTAAGATAGAAGATGCAGCCGAAAGAACGTCAAATTCTTGTGCATTTTCTACTGATTGATACCAATATGATAAACCGTCACCAGTCCATGCACTTGTATCAGCTTCTGCGACATAAGTAAGGTTAATTACGATTGATTTTTCATCAATCAATAAAATATCCTTATGGGTTGCATTATAAGTTGTTTCAGTTGCATTAGCAATTGTTATTGAATCACCTGAAAGTAATTCGTGAGCGACAGTAAATGTAATCAATGCTTTTGTTCCGCCGTCGTAAGTTGCTACACTAGCAATCTGCCCAGCAGTATATGATTTAGGTGTTAAATCAAAAGCTCTTGCATCAGTTAAGATACCATTTAGATTGCTACCGGAACCGTCACCATGAAGCACTTGAACATCTTCCTTGAACATCATAGCATCAGGAACCTGTGCTAATACATGGTCAATTATAACACCTGAGCGGCCTCTGAAATATCGCTTAGATACATTCATTGACACACCCATACGAACTACTGTAGATGTATTTTCTTTTGATTTGAAAGAAACATCAGTAATTTCCTCGTTTTCGGTTAACATCTGAGTACCTAGAGTGTAGATATCATTGTAATCTGTCACCTCTGGGAATGTGATATTTGTTTCATCTGTTTGACCTACTGAAAGATAATCTCTCATGTGAGGTTGTGTGCGTGGAATATCACGAACGTTATTAACAGGTTCAGTAATAAAGATTGTCCCGGTATGGTCAGCGGCTAATCCTGTAACAGCTTTTACATCCATCTTTGGTGTAGCACTACGCATGTCGGAAGCAACCCAACGCTTATACTCGTCAGTTTCAAATGCTTTATTCATCAAATATCTGAACTGAGCAGATTTTGAAGCTTTTGAGAATTCAACCTTATCTTTTTCAGACATACCTTCTGTAGAACCTTTAAGTTTAGCAATATCTAAACCTTGCTCTTTAAGTTTGTCAATAAGTTCAGCGTGTTTACGATTAAGTTCTGTCTTAACTTCTTCAGCTATAGTTAAACCGTCAAGTTGCCCTTGAATTTCAGTTTTAAACGCTTCATAATCTTCTTTAGAAACAGAGCCTTTTTTAGCTTCTTCAATCTTTTGATTAAGACTATTCTTAGTCTCGTCAATGATATGTTTATTTTTATCGGCTGTGTATTCTCCAAGTTGCTCCGGAGTTAAACCTTTGATCTCGTCTGCGGTAAGCTCTTTAAACTTGCCGTCTTGCATCCAAATTTTCATAATTAATTTTTTAATTGTCCTAAATAAAATTGTGTTACTTTGTCTGTTTGAGTGTCATCAGACGGCTCATTTATTTCTTCTTGAGTGTTTTTAAACGGCTCAAGTTTATTATCGTTTTCAAGTGTTGGTGTTAGTTCATTAGAACCTGCTAAAACTGCGCTAATCTCAATTAATTTAGCTTCTAATACAATAAAGAAATAACCTAATTCATCAGCCCTTTCTGGGTTCCCAAGTAAATGATAATACTTTTCCCAATTTGCAAACTCATTTTTTTCATCAGGGTCGTTTATTGCTAAATCTAACTTTATATAGCGAATACCAACACTATGCTGGTCTATTTTACCTTCTTTATAAAGCTTGAATATCTGAGTGTTGTAATCTTTAATGATTTGCGAATCCATCATTAAAGCTTCGGTATAACCTTCTTTATTTACTCCTAAATCAGACCATTTAATAGAATCTTCCCTAAATGAGATGGGTTCGCCAACTTTACTAGTTAATTTAAATTCATGGTCGTGAAGATGAAATATTTTTTCTGGTCTTTCTTTTATTGATTTAGCGAAATTACCTGAAACATGGATATCTTCGTGATGATCTACCCAATAGTAAGTATTTCCGACAATAGTTCTCTCAATTACTTCATCAGTATCTTTATTCAGATTTGAGGTAATTGCCTTGTTTGCTACGTTATTATCTTTGAATAGCTTTACTTTTACAGGATCACAATATTTGATTTCTGACTTTTTCATCTCAATAATTTGAGATTTATTCGTAATCAAATATTTGTGTAATTCTTCTTTTGTATTAAATTTAGGTAATTCCATTATTTACAAATTATATTATTATTACCTATTTTCTTGATTTTATCAGAAATTAACCTGTCTTTTGTTTTTATATGACTCCATTGAGTAGAACATATATCGACTGCTTGTTCTTGTTCCTCTCCTTCATCTATCATAAAAGAAACGCAGCGAGACATGAAATTATCTTCTGTTTCTCCTGAAATTGGTACGGGTATTGGTTTAATTACTGTCATATTGCAAAGATAATTAATTTATTTAGATTTATTCTAAATTAGAATATCTTAAACTGTTTGACACAGCATTTAGCTAATGAATCAATATCATCCTGATTCAATAAAGATGGTAATGCTTCAGGCTCGTCTAACCTATAATATCTATACTTTGTTCCTTGAATGTAGATAGTGTCGTCTCCTTGAATGGAGTACAACCCATCCAAAAGTACTATGTTGCTAATAGTGTCTATGTGATGATAAATCACCCAATCGGCTTTAACATCACCTACGTAAACATTTTCTTTTGTTGGTTTTCCGATATGCGAAAAACTCATAAATCCAAATACTACTATAATTAATAATAACTGTTTCATGTCTTATTTTTTTAATTTCATTTTAAAATTAATACTTGAACTGTTCCAACTTGAACCACCATCATCATCATTTAAGTAAAGCGGTGTGTCATCTATCAAGCTAAGAACTTTGTTTACTGGTATAGTTAATATTCCATTTGCAGGTACAACTTGATTTATAAAGATATCATTACCTCCCGGAGTTGTTCCACAATCTAACGTTGCAATGTTTCCGGTTGTATTTTCCAATAGAATGTAATCAACAAAGAATCCTTTCCTAACTAGATTAGTTTTTCCTTGTATTAAAGTGTCTCCGGTTATATTATTCTGATATACTTGATCTTTATCAAGATATCCTGATATCTCTACATTGGTATGATTAGCATGGTTTCCATTCCCTGAAGTATCTTCATCTGAATTAATACCTCTACCTTCTGGAGTGATAGACCATGTCTCTCCAAGTTGAACTAACTCAAATGTAGTTATATTTGTTGTTCCTGATGCGGCATTTCTTAATGATATACCGTTATCTTCTGCTATAAATTCTACTTCCTCATCAAATGTACCTGTCATATCGTTAATATAGATAATGCCAGTTGCAACATCTAATGATGATCTAACTTGAAACACATCAGCAGTTGTATTCCCTGCAATTCTAAGCTTATATAACTTACCTTTCTTTAATGTAATATCAGGTTTATCAATATAACCTATTGTAGTTGTAGTGAAAGAATCAGCATCATCAATTGTTGCGTCAGTATCATTCCACCCACTTGTGAAATTCCATCCACTCAATAAGTCAGTATTGTTTGCTCCTTGGTATTTATATGGTACTTCTTGAGATAATGTTATGTCAGTTATTTCTTGTTGAGTTAAGGCTTTGTTGAAGCTATACATAAACGTAACAACACCACTTATATCTAACATTATATTTAGTAACGCAGTTACATTAAGGTTAACAACCCCTGATAACACATCATCTTTAATTAAATTTCCATCTTTATATAGTAATATCTTATTATTTTCAACATCTCTCACTATCGCATACGTAAATATACCACTATCTAACTCTAAATATGAAACCTTATTACTATTAACAAAACCTGAACCTTCGCTGTCATAATACCCGAATGTGTTTGGGTTGCTACTTGAGATTAATGTGAAATGATTTTGTGTTGATGAATTTTTACCGAAAATTGTTTTAAATGTTGATTTTTGCGTTTTCGGATAACTAGTCTTCCATATGAATGTAAATGAATTTAAACCATAACTAAATTGATTAGATCCTCTTACTACACTAAAAGCACTTTCACCATCGTAATATAATGATGGTTGGATGGGGTTTGTCTCAATTATTTTCTGATTCAAGATATAATCTAAAGCGTCAAGATTTAAAATTGATCGTTTAGTCCAATCTGCTCCATCCCAATCAGCACGGACAAACTCGTTATCTACTTCTATTCCATCGAAATTAATATAAGTACCATTCGCTAATAGGATATATGACACTTTTTGGTCTGGCGCACCTGGATCAAAATTAACATCATCTACCGATCCTAAATCAAGATAACCAACCCCTAAACTATCTATCATAGCTTTATAAACTATTGCTGCTTTATCTCCTGTAATATCTTGAATCCCATTATCTCTAAATAATGCATCAATCTGTGTTTTTATTATATCGTAAGCTGCCATAATCTTATATTGTTCCTATATTCCAATCTTCATTAAAATCATTTTCTGAATAATCACCACCCAAAGAGTTACCAATTACTTTGAATGAAAATTCACTACTACTATATATCTCGTTATCTATTTTGACAGTGAAAAAATCACACTCAACTAATGGATTACCTAAACCGTCCTTAACTCTTAGTTTGAATCTTTTTAGCTCATTATCGTAAACGATAGAATCAATTACTAAACTTTGATTGCTTGCTATTGAATAATCAATAATAACAAAGTCAGTCGTTTCTAAGCTTGTTAATTCAGTTCTACACGGTCTAACTGCTTTGAAGTACCCGTAATTTTCAAATACTGAATAATCAGACTTCATCATAATAGTTAACCCGATCTTCATTAAATCAAGAAGATTATCGTACCACCATTCAGGCTTACACATGTAAATGTTATTCATTTCTTGCTTATCTTTGAAATTCATAAGCAGCGGATAAGACACTTGTATTTCCGATTCTCCTGGTAAAGGATTTTTTACTGGCTTAATCTCAGTCTTAAATCCTTTTATTCTTCCGTTTCTGTCTTGTGTAGCATATATCTTACCATCTTCCAACACGAATATAACACGATAAATAGTAGATGTTAACTCTTGAATTATTCGGTTATAATCGCAGAAATTAGATTCTAAATGAACTCGAATAGAAGCGTAACCGTCTCTTAAACGTGTCTTTTTGCTTGTTGAAGTTGTATTAATCGAAGTATCATCGGTTAAGATAGCATATTCGTACAAACCAGCAGGAATATAGACTTTCTGTTCATCTCTAATTAATTCTTCCCATCTATCTATATTTAATATCTCATTTTCCGTAAAAGATACGTCAGTAGCTGTAATTATAACCTGTGCTACTGACCTAGGAAGCAATGATTTATATTTACTAACTCCTGCGGGTAATTTTCTCATATCGCAAAGATACGAATTTTATTTAGAATAGTTTTAAATAAGGATTTATGTAATAAAAAACACCCTCTCTTAATTTGAGAGGGTGTGATAATTAAAGTCTTCCTATATAACGAAGCTAGGGTAATAACCTTTCTAAGGGTTTATAATTAATTTTTAATCATCTTTCTACGACCTTTTGAAGTTAGATAAATATGATTACCTGTCTTACCACCTCTAGGGCTATCATTATCTTGGTGAAAGTCAACATTTTCTTTTAATCCTGCTGATCTTAATACCATTATAGTCTCATAAGTGTAATCAAGATTAGTGCAATATCTGCCACGTCCTGAAGTCCAGCAAGTATAAATCTTATTACCTGTCTCTAGTAATTCTAGAGCTAATTTATAACCGTTTGAGCTTTTAGAATATCGGCTAACTCTGTTTTCAAATGTTGATCTTTTCATCTTGTTTTGTTTTAGGTTAATTTCTCATTGTTTATAAGACAAATATAATAAGAATATTAATACACTCTACAAAAAGATTAAATTATTTTTAAAAAAATGCTTATTTATAATTATTACAAATAAAAACCCTCCTCGGAATCCCGAGGAGGTAAAAACCTAAAAACAAGAAAAAAGAAAAGCCCCGCCCGCTTTGTCTGCTATCGCAGCCATTAGGGTTAGTGCGCCTTAAAGTTGTATATTGGTTTAATAATATCAACAATTTCCGCAGTAGCTCCAATAGCTTCTAAAATCTCATTCATTGGTTTGTAAGCGTTCGGTGCTTCATCCAATGTTTCAGTTAGAACAGAAGTAGAATAAACATCTTTCATTTGCTCTTTAAACTCTTCAAAGTTTAAATTCTTATGCGCTTGCTTTCTACCCATTAAACGCCCTGCTCCGTGTGGTGCTGAGTAGTTCCAATCATCATTACCTTTACCTTTGGCAATAATAGAGCCGTCACGCATATTAATTGGAATCAATAAAGTTTCTCCATTTTCAGCAGAAACAGCACCTTTGCGTAACATCATTCTATTAAAATCAATGTAGTTGTGTGTGGTTTCAAATGAATCTAACTCTGTTAAACCAGCTTCTTTTAAAATAATATTAGCCATTGTTCTACGGTTCAATACAGCGTATTTCTGCATTAATTCCATATCGTGCATATAGTTTTCAAAATCAACACCAGTTAAGTAGGCTAAATCTTTGTTAATCTCAGGCTTTTTAAGTTTCTTCAATTCCTTACCTATCTCATTTTGCCTACCTTCTTTTTTAAGTTTGGCAATTAAAGCTTCTCGCTCTTTGCTATTATCGGTTAGGTTTTCAATCGCAATATCTTGGTAATGTTTTGCAACTTGCCCACCAATATTTCGAGAGCCTGAATGAATTACTAAAAACAATTCATTTTTGGAATTTTTGCCAACTTCAATAAAATGGTTTCCTCCACCCAATGAGCCAATTGAAAGTTTCGCACGTTCAATATTTAGGTTTTTAGCAATCAATTTATCAAATTCAAAATCTGCTTTAGGTTCTGAATGAATATTAAAGCCATTAGGCACAAACTCGTTAATAACAGCATCTAATTTTTGCAAATCAATATCAGTTTCTCTTAGCTTCACAGTAAGCATTCCGCAACCAATATCAACGCCAACTAAATTAGGAGTAATCTTATCTTTAATCTCCATTGTAGTGCCAATAGTGCATCCTGCTCCTGCGTGGCAATCAGGCATAATTCTAATTTTAGAATCTGCGTAAGGTTCAAACTCTCCAAGTTCTTTAATTTGCTCTAAAGCAACATCTTCTAAAGTAGTTGCGTAAATCTTAATATCGTTTCCGTTTTTTCTTTTAATAGTTTTCATAATGTTGTATTATTTTTTAGTATTATTAAACTTTCTACTAAACTGGTCGCCCAGCATATAACACGGTATCAAACCGCATTAAAACGATTCATATTTTAGTGTTGTGGTTCATTGCTAAAAATGAATAATAGTTAGCAATTTTGTACGTCAGTTCTTTTGTGAAAGAAGCAACGACACCACAACAATGTATATATAAAATAAAAGCTAACTACGCATTGGCTCTCTGTCTCTGCATTTCTTCAAGTCGTTCTTGAAATCGACTTCTCTTCCCTGTTGTCCGCCTTTGTTTCATATCATCCCACGCACGGTTTCTTTGTTTAACTTTTGCTACTGCTGCAATAATGGTTATCGCAATTGCAATTACCGCGCTTATCACAAAAGCCCACACACTCCACCAATTGAACTCTTTGTCTTTTGCCAAGTATAGTATAAACTCAATTATTCCCCATACAAAGGCTACATTAGCAGTTATAACCGCCAATACTTGTGCTACTAATAAACTTACTACTTTCATGTTACTTTAGTTTTATTAATTAATATTTATGACCAAAAAATCCATGATAACACAGATTGAAGCCGCTAGTGTAGCTAACAAAGTTTATGCCTGCTTCAATAAAATATACATACCATTTCTTGTCAAAGCTCATAGTAATAATTAAAGATGTGCCTATAAATACATTCCTTCCGGTTCTTCCTAAGTGATACCAATCTGTAGACCATGATAAGAATGTAGTACTTCCGAAATAAGCAGGTGTATTAGTCGTGTGGTCTCCGTCCTTCCATTTGTTCTTCCAACTTATAGAAGGATTAAAGAAATTCTCATTGGCGTTAGGAAATCTAGATTTAAAGGCATTGTAATCATGTTTTATAATTTCTACTGATCCGTCAAGTGCTCCTGCAACGAATAAAGCAGAAGAACGTAATATTTGACGTTTAAGCCATGTTTTATTCATTCCTGATTCGTTTAGGAATCGACCGACCTTTTTTTCAGGATTCCATAACCTTACTTGTGCTTGTGTTGTGAACGCAATTAATAGAATTAATGTAAATGTTGTTAGTTTTTTCATTGTTATTTAGTTTTATAGTGAATAAATAATTCCTTCAATCAGTTTGAATATTAGTGTGCATCCACACAGGATAAATATTACTCCTTTCAAATTTCTATTTTCTTCTTTTATGCAATCTTTATAAAAGTTGATTGCTATTTCTTTAATAAATTGTTTCATGGTTATTTAGCTTTTAGTTAAATATTCATATTTGTGAAAACTTCTTTCTCGTATCGGCTTTACGTACGGCTCTGTTCTGAAATACAATAGCAAAGCATTTTGTTTACCGTCATTGAATTTATAACTGTCAACAAACTCGAATCCTGTTAACTCTCCGTTATTGATTCGCTGTTTGATTCTGTTGTGGTATGGGTACATCTTGTTTTTGTTTTTGTTTGATACTTACTTTCACCCAGAAACCCCGCATTTGTTTCAGTACGGGGTTTGACATTGTTATATATAATCTTCTAAATCTTTAGTTACTTGAAATAACTGCTGCCTTAATGAAACTATTTTAGAACGTTCTTCTACAGCCTCTTCAATATCGTCAAAATACATTGTTGCATATTCATCTTTTCTCATCTTTCTAATTGTTTTTGTTATAGATTTTATTTCTAAATCGTACTTTTCTATTTTTTCTTGGTATCGCTTAATTAAATTTTTCATCTTGTTTTTGTTTTTGTTTGTTTATATGATGTAAAGATAATAATAATTATATTAAGAATCGTTTTAAATTAAATTTTAATTTAAAAAGGCTGAGGCTCTCTTGCACACAGCCTTTAAGGTGTCAACTATTCTAAACAGAAAATGGTTAAATTTTCTATTTATCATAACAAATATAGTGATTCTTTTGTTAAGAATGGGTGTAAATAAAAAATCCCGGCTCTCTTGCACGGGATTCTTTGAATAAATTAATAATCTTTCCGGGTTATTAATTAAATTGAATTATGTTTGTTTAAAAATATTTCTGCTTCTGTGTACAATTTGTTAGATTTAGGTTTCCTGAAATGAACTTCGAATAAATGACAATCTACAAACTCTCCATTCCTTAATGTTACATGGTCTCTTTTTACGCCTAATTCGATACCGTGTATTCCGAATTGCTTAATGAATAACCTATCTAGTTTCAATACTCTAGTATTTGAGCTATAAACTCTCCAAGACATTTTATTGAATCCATGATTGATTAAGTAACAGATAAATCTATTCATATCTTTTATAAATTCTTCTGTATATACATTATCCAGAAGGAATCTACAAATAGCTACATTGTCAATAGTGTTATTATACCTATATACATCGCATTGGAATAAACCGACAACTTCTCCGTTGCAAACAGATACTAACTGGATTTTACTCCAATCATTGTCAACTACTGTCAACTCGAAATTAGAGTAAGAGTTGTAATAATTAATACTTCTATCAGAGGTTATAAACCTTGTGTATAAATTGTTTAACTCTCCTTTATATAAATAAGCTTGTTCTAACATGTTTTTTTGTTTTTGTTTACACAAAGATAGTTATAATATTATTTAGAAACAAATTAAATAGCCCGATCAATCGACCGGGCTATAAACCTAAAAACTAAACAAAAACTAATATATGGAATTGTGCGCCATTTAGGAATCGAACCTAAGACCTTCTGATTATGAGTCAGATGCTCTAACCAACTGAGCTAAAGGCGCTAATATCAGGCTTCCGTACCTGATACGTCTAGTTAAGGTTTTTCGTTTTACTACAGTTCCAGATATCAGCTCGCAGGGTACTAGCTATCACCTCAAACCCCGAACGGATTATATCTTTAAAACAGTCTGCCTTGCCAAGGAATAAAAATTTACGATGGTGCAGGAATCAAACCTACCTATTAGTTTGCAAAACTAATACTACCTCTTAATTGGTACTTAACCACCGTTCTTTATTAATCAGTATAAATTACCGCTTCGGCTTACGGTTTAGTTGTTAGCGTTGTTTTCAAACGTTTCACACTTAATCTACCTTCATCATACTGTTCTAATTATTTCAAAGAACTAACTTTCTTGCACCCCGGAAGCCCGATCCGTATTTTCAACAGAGTCGGGCTTAGATTTAAACCTATTTTTTATTTAACCGTAACCGGAACCGTAACCGGAACCGTCACCGGAACCGTCACCGGAACCGGAACCGAAACCGAAACCGTCACCGTAACCGTAACCGTCACCGGAACCGGAACCGAAACCGAAACCGAAACCGTCACCGGAACCGAAACCGTCACCGGAACCGGAACCGTCACCGGAACCGTCACCGGAACCGAAACCGTCACCGAAACCGGAACCGTCACCGTCACCGTAACCGTCACAGGAACCTTTTTCTAATCTTACTTCATCTACTGGTTCCATACCTTTACGTTATTTAATGATTCTACTGCTTTTGATGTCATAGGTATGATTTCAATTGCCATTAATGTAATTTCATTTACTTTGCATGGTATTTTACACGATTCAGGTTTAGATGTACCTTCCATCGCTAATTGACTTAATGAAGCTGCTCCAGCCCATGACCATATTCTCCTAGAATTTAACAGTTTAACTTTTATTCCATTCGGAACATCTTTCTCTTCAGCTAAATATCCATAATGGACTCCGGCTGAATATGTGCGAATCATGCACATCTTTAATCCTTCTGTATTTACTACTTCTTTATTCACAGAATCTTTAGGTACGTAAACTACACCTTCGATTGTTAATTCTTCTTCTTTAATGTTTTGTTTATCCATTTCATTTCTTTTTAATTGTTTTCGATAACTATTGATCTATTGAATTACAAATATACAACTGTTTTTGTTTAAAAACAAACTAAATAAGTTTCTACACTAAATAAATATCTCTTCTATGTAATGTGTGATTCTTTACAATTGGAAGATCTATTATCTCTACTGTGATAAAATCACCGTACATTGACAACACTCTTGCAATGTGTGATTCACATCCTAGATAAACTCTCACTTTGTCATTAACTTTTAGATTGTTTTTTAGTTTATATGTTTTTAATTCTATGTGAATAATCCAGCAAGCATATAAACAGATTAATGTTAGAAAGATTAATGTTAATATCATCTTGTCTTTGTTTTAAGTTTATATTGTAAAAGTAATATAAAATCTAATACGATCGACAAAATAGTTTAATTTTATTCGTTATTTATACTGATTCTTAATAATATTCTTATTATTTTAGTTTCTTTAAGTTGTTGATAATCAGGAGTAGTGTTAACTTTCTCCATCGGCTGGATACAATTATTTAAAAAGCTGCGGATAAATAACTCTTAATACATAAGAAAGCCCAGCTAATGAATCTAAAGCGTCATCTTTTTGATTACTCCCACCTTCTTTAGTTACCCGGAATGCTTCTTTCAGAAAGTTTATCATTTCTAAGCTCTCTGGATTCTTTGGAAAGTAAAAGTTCTGCTCAATGAACCCGGCTTGCGCTGCCATTCGCTGTATCTTGTTTTTATTGTTTCTAATGGGTTTTATTGGTAGCTTAGTCCCTTTGATAATATTAGACATAAATAATCGCCCTGCGCTATTAGTTTCGATATATGTACTATCTAATTCGTTTTGCTCTAATCTCGCTAAGATAAGAGGTTCTAATACTGTTAAATTACTCTTACTGAATAATGCGTCTGTTAGATACACCTTTCCGTTAACAACCTTAACAGATGGGAAAGCTGTATTATCTGTTCCATCGTCAGCGGTGTCTATGTATCCTATCTTTACTCCGTCTATATCATTTAATTCATCGTAGTAATTACAGTTCTTAGGGTTAATGATTAAACCTTCAGATGGTTGAGGGTCTTGCATATATTGTGTCTGGAATACGTGAGAAGTTTTAGGACTTTTAGCAAGCTCCATTATCTTATTCATTGGCATTTTCCAAGGCCATAAACTTTTATCTTTGTATATGATAGGATAAACTAAATTAATTGCTTTAGGATTGTCTTTGTATAGTTCTAGAAAATAAGCTGTAGCATCTTCTATCCCTGCTCTTTGCTGAATATTAATTATTGGTGTATCTGGGCTGTTCTTACGACTTAATATAGTATTACCTATTACACGTGTCACTTTAGAGTTAACCGCTGTCAAAGCTTCTGAATCATCTGTTTTATTAACATCGTCAAGCACTATACATCCTTCGAAATTTCTTATGTATTCTAATAGGTCAGCATCAACCATTTGCCCTGCTCCAAACCCGGTTATCTGACCAAATATGGTAGCTGTTTTAAGTCCTCCCCCTTGTGTTGTTCTCCATAGGTTTTTAGCATTCTGATCTTTCTTTAATTCAACACCATACATTAGTTTAAAATGTTCATCGCTTACTATGTCTCTAATCCTAGTTGAAGTCTCTGAGCGTAATTCATCAGACGCAGTAATGTAAAGCCAATTAGATGAAGGATTCATACCTATACCCCTGGATATAAAATTAACCGCTGCTAACTCTGTCTTACTAAATCTCGGAGGAATGTTGATACCTAGATACTCAAGCTCGTAATTCTGTACTTTGTGCAGATGTTGGCATATGTCATCGTGATGCCAATTAGTTATAAACTTTTGATTACGTAATCTTTTATAAAAATATCGCGTAAAGAATAATAAATCATTATCACACTTTACACGACATACTTTTAATTTTTTGATTAACTCGTTATCTACACCCATTTCTTATTATTAACTATATCCCAAATAACTCTTTGATTAACACTATACTCTTTAGCTAATGCTCTTTGGGAATAATTACCGGATGAATACTTTTGTCTTATCTCTTGAACTTCTCTCCTGGTTAGTTTACTGCATGGATTTTCTTCTCCTTTTCTTTTTATCAACCCGGTTTCAATACCATGATTAACATTTTCTTTAGGGGTGCACCATTCTAGATTAGCAGCACGGTTATCTGTCTTAATTCCGTTTTTATGATTAACCTGTGATTTGTTTTCAGAATTTGGTATAAATAATTCAGCAACTAACCTATGGATTTTAACTGTTTTACTTTTACCTGATATACTTAAATCAACTTCGCTATATCCGTATCGAGTCTTTTTCTGTTTAAGTGTTCTGCCATTATACTTACGATTAAATCTATCAATTCTGTCTAATGATTTAATATTACCTAAATCACTAACCATATAGTAAGATTCATAACCTATTACAGGTTTCCATATTTCTTTTTCAACATTCATCTTCTAAAGCATCGTTAATTTCCTTAACCTCTTCCTTAGTCACTTCTGCATTGTAATTAATGTTAGTACTTTCGACCTCTGTCTTGTCTTTCCATCCCATGTTTTTAAGGGCGAACATATCAAACGTACTGCCTGATAATTCGTAGCTATTTTCCACTGTAAGTTTAGCTCTTTTTATTAAGTGTGAAAACTCTTCTTTTCTAGCGTAGTTATCTAAGCTTGATCTTTCACAAAATCCAAGAAATAATGTTAACCCAGTAATAGTTGCTTTCTCTTCATCTTCAATACATTTAGTGAAGTATTCAATACATTTAGCTTCTAATTCGATAGGATTATCATATTTAGGTGGTCTACCCCCTTGATTACCTAATGCAAACTTATTTCCTTTTGGCGCTGCCATTACTTACTCCTTTCTTACTCGTTCAACCTATTCAATCTATCTATCTCAGCGGCTATTAATGCTACTGCAACTTTCAAAGCTGTCATTTTCTTTGTTTATACCTACATTTTTAATACAAAGTTAGTTAATTATTCTGTTCTATTAATTTTAATGCGTGTTTTAATCCATATTCTAACGCTTGTTCGTAAGTTTGATATTCTGCATTATCTCCATACATTCCAGTGCTTTTATCTGATACACATTCTATATCTATTGGAGAGTAAAACCATACCTGGTAATTAAAATTTACGCCAGTTGTGTAAAAGTCATATGTTATTTCTATATAACAATTGTGCTCTTCTCTCAACCATTTTTGAAGAAGTGATTGAGTTGGTGCTAAATAGTACTCTTTTAAATCTTTGGTTATATTCACCTCCCATACTCCACGTAATAATTCATCGCAATCATTTGTATAATAAATATTAGAATTACCTTCTAAACCACAATTTTTAGCTAGTTTAGCAGTTTCTAGTGATATTATTTGTTCTTTCATTTCTTTATCCAAATATTAAGTAACCAATTAAAAATCCCATACCTATGCCGTACAGATATAATATACCTTTAATCACAACCGTATACTCTTCCATAGCTCTCAAGATATACCCCTCATACTTATCGGGTATTTGCATCTTGTGATTTTCCCAACACTGTTTTAGATGCTTTTTTAATATTTCTCTCTTTGTTTTCATATTCAATCCTTTTCATCTTGTTATAATTCTCAACCACTTGAAGAAATCTAAGCACAGATACTTTATCTTTTATAGGAATATTTTTGAATACTTCTATTCCACAGGTTTGATCTATTGTTATTTTCTTCTCTAGTGTTGATAGGTTCATAATTCTGTATCATTGCGTTCCTGAAAGTATATAACTATACAGCAAATTGCAAATGCTATTATTACTGCGTATAACCACATATTAATGAAGTTGACAACCTCCGTCAGTTGAAAAATATCTTTCTTTCATTCTTGAGTTCATAGGCTTAACAATAACATATTCCTCAAACCATTCCTCAATATCAATATCTTTTTCCTCTTCATAATCGATTCCTTTATTTTTAAGGTGATTTATGAATTGATCATAGTAATATTTATCAAGCTTGTTCATTATTACTCTTCTTTTAGTTTTAGTTCTTCTGATGTTAAAGTGTGGTAAAGGTTTTGTAATTGGTGATATGATTTGATTTCTAAATTTAAATCTACTATACTCACCTCATTTTCTCCGTTACCATAGGTGGTTAATTGCTCTATCTGTGCGTAAAATTTACCATTAGATATAACTAATCTTAATACTCTTAATCTATCAATAGCTATATGATACCCATAATCCTTGTTTGAAAACTCAGATTTTAACAGTAATTCTCCTGTTAATGGGATAGGTTCAGCTTTCCATTTATCAATGAAAAATCCAGAAAATGTAACGCTATCAGTGGTTATCTCTTCAACTTTTATAACCTCTCCTGAATATTTTTCTTTAACTAAATTATTTAGTCTTAAATCTTCCGGCTTTAATTCTTTCATTTTACATCAGTATTAAATATTCTTTGAAATAAGTTTCTGTTTTTAAGCCTTCTTATTGTTTCAGAACATTCTTCTAATTCCTTATTTTTATTATCAATAGATGTTTTGTAATTATCTAAAATAGATTTATAAGAATTTTTAGATGATTCCAATTCCTTCTTAATTTCTTCTACGAATTCATCATTATCAGATTCAGGTATAAATCTGATTGGATCATATTCATCACAACCATCACCCCAAATGAATCTAAGGCCTTTGAAAAAATCAAACCCTTTGATGTTGTTAGTTAAATAATCTGCATACTCTCCTTTTACTTTCTCTTTCAACTCAATTAATTCTCTATACTCAGAGAAAGGAACGTTTATTACTTCTACTTCTTTATTCATCTTTGTTTTTATTTATAATCTTTTAACATTAAAGCTTTTTCAATCTCCACCTTTGATAAATCTTCATATTCCTCACTAAGCAATCTAATGCTTTTCTGTAATAGTTCCATATGTTGTTTTTTATCAATCATATTAATGTTACCAATTACTTCATTTTCATCAAAAAGCTTTTCTGTTAGTCTTACAATTGAGTTTTTAAGATTAATTACTCTTTTAGTTTTTTCAATTGCTCTCATGTTGATTACAATTGAATTCATTGTTTTTGAAAATTCTGAATCTTTACTTTCTTTCATTTGTTTTTGTTTTTAACACAGATAATTCAATCCGTAGTTGTTATTATTAATTTGAAAATACCAGTTGTCTATGTAGTTCATAAACTAGATTCTAATGTCTTTAAATCCTTATGTTGAACCTCCGGTGTAACTTCCTATTAAGTCTTTATTACCGCAACCTGTGTCTTTAATTCTCATAACTTATTATTTTATCGTTTATATGCAAATATAGTGAAAATTAATCATTTCATACTCGTTAAATGCCACTTTTTACAAATAGGACACTGATAATAATTCCGGGGTTTTACGTTTAATTTCTTACCCTTCTTGTAGAAATCAATACCAGATAAACGGCTTAATTCCTTCTTAGCTTCCTTTTTAGTTTCGTATGATATTTTATTACATACTCCTTTACGCATTATATCTCAACGTTTTTTAGTGCAAATTCTCCTGCATGAGTTACTAAATCTTGGATGGTTTCAATCTCACCAAAATACCATAAAAACACTTTATCTTCTTTGAAATTCAACGCTGTCATTTCGTCATCGAATATTATGATATTGTTATTATGTTCGCTTGGAGCGCAACCATCAAATATTACTTTCTTTTCTGCTTCTTGCCACTTATCTAATTGACTCATATAATACAATAAATCATCAGGATTAGAATCTTCATCACACTTAACTGGTTCTTTCACTTCATTAACAAACATCTCCTTTTTCAGAGGTTGTTTAAGGAAATCATTGTGATTAACGATATTGTTATATGATTCTTCTATATCGTTTTGTGAATCACTTTCTATATCCACAAACTCACTCAGTGATATTAATCTTTCTATTTTCATGGTTTATTTTTTTAAAATTCAGTTAAAACCCAAGCATATACTATCCAATCTCTTTTGAAATTGTTATTAATATATTCTCTTACTTTTAACGCATCGTTTTTATCTACTATTACATTAGGATTGCTTTTATTATGTCCACAACAACTCCCAAATGTTACAAACCCTTCGTTCCATAATTGTTTAATTTCATCAACTATGCAAGAATCTATACAAACTGTCTTGTTAGTGAATGGAGGTTGTAATATGATTTCTTTCTTACTACCTCCCCATTCTGGTTTATTATAGCTTTGGCAGTTGCACATTATTTAACAATTCAGAGTTTTATTGCTTTTTAATTTCTATTCTGTTTTTGGCTCTTCTATCTTAATATTATTAACACAATTCTCAACATATGTATTAATTGACTTCTTCAATATTTCTATTGTTACATAGTTAACATTCATTATACCAGCAGCGTTAACGCAAGAATAATAAACGTCTAATATAGCTGAGTTGATTAATTTATACATTGAAATAACTTCCGGCTTACTTAAGTCAAATCCTAACTCTTTAGCATCTTGAATAACTTTTTCATCTTCAAAGTTTATTATTGCGCTGTTTTTAATTTCTTCAAACACACCTAATGGGACTGCATTTAATTTCCAATCTTTGATTATTGATTGGGATTCAGTAACCATTTTATTTAAACCATTTAGCAAAGTGGTTTTTATGTCTTTTTTGTATTTCCTTAGTTCTTTATCTGTCATCGTGTAATATGTTAAAATCTACTTTTATTTTAGTTCCGTATTCCCTGGAGTATTTTTCTTGTTTCTGTTTTCTTAATTCTTCGATTTCTGATTCTTTAATTTTGATGTTTACCTCTTCGTAAGGTAGTCTTTTACCGTTATATGGTTTGATCGTTGTTATTATCGGCATATTCTTTTGCTTTGGATTGCTAAATTAATAATAATTAACGACTTATCCTAATTATTCACGTTTTAAATTATCAAAATAAGCACGGATAACAACTATTTTAGTCATCGTTTCTAACTCTCGTTTAATCTTTTTGAATAGATTATTGCTTTCCAAGTTCCTGATTGCGGATTGATAAAAATCTACATCACCTCTCATGCAATTCTCTAACTTATTCTTATAGCGTTGAATAAGCTTTTTTCTGGATATTTCTCTCATTTCAGGTAAATCTACTACTAGATTGTTTATAACGTTTTCGTAGACATAGCAATATTCATCTTCTGATACTGGTTTACCTGATATGTATTTGTTTAATATTCGTGTTGATTCTATGTTCATGCTGTTTATTTTTTAGTAACGTTTCACAACTTGAGATATAAAAAATTGAAATAACTTTTCATATCTATGTTTTATAGGGCATTTAACCCTCAATCGTCTGTGAACAGTACGCTTTGTTGGCTATATAGTCAACAGCGTAAACCTTGCCTCCATATTTGGTTTTGCAGTTGCTTAAATAGTTTTGCAATGTGTCTGGCCACACATCTATTTCATTATCATTATCGTCTTTAAATCTCCATCCACCAAATTTGTTCGGCTTCGCACACTCTGGTATCATTACGGCAATTGTTTGCCATTTATCAAGCGGTACAAGTAAATCATAGTCATTGCTTTCAATATCCTCACCCATTAGTTTTTTAGCCTGTGAGCCAACCAACAAAGCTCCGTGTACGCACATTAAATATACTGTTCTTGGTAAAATCATAATAAAAACACCCTATAACAATGTATATAATTCAGTGGTGTTATAAGGTCTATTTAAACCACTGTGCAGTTTTGTAATTTTATCGGTATGCGAAAAGTCCTGCAATCAATAGCCACCGAAATCATATACTAAACGTTAGGCAACATTTCTGTACCTAATATATAATTTACCGTCAAATAATCTCCAACCTATTTTATGCGGTTTCCCTTCATTCTCATATCTCCACCAAATCATAAGCAGTTTGTGTTTTTCATTTACTTTTTGCAACCAATAATAAAAATGTTGCCTAACATTTTGTAAATGTGATTTGGGTTTATTCTCGTTATTCATCTCTATATCAATTTATTAAGTTAATACTATTTTTGTAGTGTAGTGGGTTCAATCCCAAACTACACTTACAATTTGCGTTAGGCACAATTATCTCAATTCAATTTCTGTAACTTGTGCCGTGGGCAAATCCCAGTTTATTTCATCATACCAAAATGGCTTTGGCTTATCGTAATTACCATCATCATAATAATGGGCTATTCGGTCTTTATTGTTTTCAATAATGCGGTTATATTTATCCCGCCATTTTTCAGCTCGTTCTTTATCGGCAGTAGCAAATATGTGGCGTTCGGTGTAATCTTCGTATTGCCCACTACATACCATTACCAAGTAAATAACTGTGCCTAACAACGTATCATACGCCATTGGCTTGCTGTCATTTGTAGTTTCTTTCTTTGTTGTCATTATATCAAGTATTTAAAGTTTTGTAATTCTAATTAAAAGCCAACAGGCGCATATACAAACCTTTGTAAAACATTACAAATCTAAACAATTCTTTATTAAGAATCAATATGTATTAGGAGGTTTTGAATATTTACGCTTAGGTTTATTCGATTCAGATACTAATGATCTAAGATATAACTTTATCTTATTGATAGTCTCAGCATATTCTTGTGCTGATAGCTTTCCTTTATTTGCTATCAACAATAACTCCTGTGCTTTTCTTTCATAATTCATTTGCTCGGTGTTCATTTTTATTAACAATAAATTCCAGCCATTTAACCGGGTCTTGCCCTTCGTGTTTTAAGCTATTGATTGCGGTTGCTATTACATCCGCTAACTCTTCGTAGTATTCGATATCTGTGTTACTAGATTCAACTTCATTTACTTATTCTTTTAATTTTTCAATAAAATCGAATCTGGAAGTAAGCGGAGTAATACAACCCCGCTTTACTATACTATTGTAATTTCTTTCTATTAATTCTCGCATTGATCTAATAAGCTTGTTTGTTTGTTACCTTCCTTGAATCTATTATTAACTTGTTCAAGATTTATTTTTGATTGCTTAAAATAGCTATCTTTTAATTCAATTCCAATAGCCTTACGACCTAGTGAGACAGGACTATAAACTTCTGATCCAACACCCATAAATGGAGTTAAAACAACTTCACCAGGATTTGAATATAATTCTACTAATCTATCAATCACATCTAATTGTAAAGGGTGAACGTGTTTCTCGTCGTCATCTTCCTTTGAATCACGGAAAGGTAATACATTATCAATTCTTATGTCATCCCAAACAGACGATGCGTAACGCTGCCAGATGTAATGACTTAATTTATTACTTTTTGGGTCTTTATGATCTTGATACTTATTGTTCAAGTGTTCCCATAATTGAGATGCATTCAAATTTGATTTATTAGCATTATTCCAAGCTTGTAGAATGTTTGGTAATATTGGAGTTTCACCAAAATACCTTTTTAATCCGTTTGGATGTGTTACCGGAACTTTGTTTTCTCCTTTTTTAGTGAAAATTAATACATAATCAGGCATTGCGGTGAAGCACTTTGTTGAATCTTCTACAATAAACTTATGCATTAATGATTGAACCATTGTACGCATACGAACTTTTAAAGGCTCTTTCCATATCGTTATACGGTTTCTGTATTCAAATCCGTATTTCTCGTGTATTTTAATTATTTCGTGTGGAAAATCCCAAAGACGGCAAGTGTTATCAAAAACATCTGTACAGTGAACTGCGGATATTCTACCGGGTTTTGTTACCCTCGCAATCTCTTTTACAAGGAATTCATATTGATCTAAGAATTGTTCTTTTGTTTCACAGTTTGAAAAATCATTTTCAGAAGAACTGTAATTGTATAATCCAGCAAACGGAGGGGAATATATTGATAAATCAACACTTTCATTTTCTAAAGTTGGTAATACATATATGCAATCTGAATTATAAATCGCATAGTTTTCTGTGATAATTTGGTCTTTTACTTTATTTTCAGACACGTTTAAACATTCTGTTATTTCATCTTCTGACACTTCAAAACCAGCTTTATTTACTCCTTTTTTTATTTTATTAACCATTTGTTTATCTATCTCTTTTATTTCTTCAAGTGTTTTAGGACCTTGTGTAGTCTCAAATTTCTTTTTCATGTCTTATAAAAATTTAGGTTTAATAATTTCTTGATTAAATTCTTTCTTGGTTTCGGTGTATGATCTATTAACGTTTTTAGTTAAATTCTCATACAACTCAATAGCCTTTTGCGTTTTTTGCTGCAAAGATTCTAAAACTCTTGTTTGCCCGTCAGAGATAACCATATCAATAGTAACATCTCTTTTTTGCCCGAATCTCCAGAATCTACGGATAGCTTGGTAATACTGTTCATAACTCCATGTAGGGAAAAATACAGAATGATTACAATGTTGCCAGTTAAGCCCCATTCCAGTCATCTTAGCTTTAGTTATAATCCTTTCGATGTTCCCGTTTGCAAAATTCAGTAGAATATCTTCTTTCTTTTCGATTGACATACTGCCTTTAATTTCTACCGCATCCTGATCTAATTCATTCAACAAATCACTTTCATTATTCAGATTACACCAATAAACAGATGTTTTATTTTCTGCTAATTGCACAGCTTTTTCACAACGATCTTTAATAGTTTGAACTTGTTCGTGTCTTACTTCTGTCATTGTTTTAGCTATAGGTGTGAACATTTGAACTTGTCCGTTAACATCAATTAATGATTGATTTTCTACAACATGTTTAACTGTATCTAGTTTCGGTAAAATATATCTTTCGTCTGAAAATCCAATATCTGACGGCATTTTAACCATAATAGACCATTGATTTACCCATGCAAAGAAATCCTTTTCAGCGTGAGGTTTTAAATAGTATTTTTCACCAATATTACGAGCGTTACTATCAGATGAATTTTGATTGTTTTTAAAGAATTTACCTAACATATCCATATACCCCATATACCCTAACGCCTCCGAACTTGTTCCAAGCTCGATAAAATCGTTAGGACTTGGTGTAGCTGTACTAAGAAATCTATAAGGAATTTTTTTCACAAATGCGGTCACCTGGTTTTTAATCTTACCGTCAAAGTTTTTAAGGATTGAGCTTTCATCAAGAATTACAGCTTCAAAATCTGAACTATTGAAATAATGTAATCTTTCGTAGTTACAAATAACTATTTTCTTTGTGTAATTACCATCTTTCGAATATTCAATATCATCAATACCCATTTTTTCAGATTCAATTAAGAATTGAAACGCTACAGCTAAAGGAGTTAGGATAAGTACAGGTTTATTCGTGTGACGGATTATATTGTTAGCTATTGATATTTGGATTAATGTTTTTCCTAATCCAGTATCAGCAAATACAGCCATACGACCTTTGTTTACAGCTTTTTCAATTATATATCTTTGAAAATCGAAAGCCATATCAGGTATGTAGTTTACTTTTATCCCTTGATCGTTAATTGAATGCTTTTTTGATTCTATAAATTCTTGGTATTTCATACTTCGTTTTTGTTTCAGCTAATATACTACTTATTTAGTTTAGAATTAATCTATATAACGATTTTACAACTTAATATATAAAAAATAGCGGCCGTTATGCTCCAAACAATCTAATGAGTTATTACTTATACGTTGTACACCGCTACTCAAGCCTGATTTTACCGCTACTTTTCATATCTCATTAGTTAGGCATAATTAAGCTGGCGAAATATCGCAGTTCCATTGCCATAGCTTCATCATATCATCCCACCAAATGCTTATATCCTTGGTTTTATATCCGCATTTCTCAAGTAAGTGCTTTCTTATGTCTTCCTCTTTTACTGGGTCATTTGTTTTGCCCTCTGCAAACCCATCACACGGGTTATCTCGTATTTCAAATTCATCTCGTTTTAGTTCCATAATAAAATAACTATGCCTAACAATTTGTAAAAATAATAGCCTAGTTAGGCGGTTTATTTAAGCTATTACTGTAATTAATTATCGTTTCAGTTATTCGAATTTTTCGCAACTAAACATAGCTACGGGCGTTACATTCCATTTAATCACGCATGTACCACGGTTTATAAACTTGCTCTTTTTTCTTACAGTGTGCTCCTAACCCATCATGCAATTCCCCACAGCTATTGCATCCATTACTTTGTATGGTGTGCTCGCAATCATCACACAAAGGAGCACCACATACCAGTCCTATTGTTTCGGGGCACTCTCTTGTTGCTTGTGCTCCACAGCTTACACATTTTATTCCTTTGTGTTCTTCGCAGAATCCACTTTCATCTGCTTCTTTTCCACATTTGCCAACCCACGCCTTATCAAAACGGCATGTAACACTATGTAAAGTGCATGGCTGTTCGGTATTTGAATTTTCTGTACTCATATCTAAAACTGCTTTAAGTTTTGAAATTATGTGGCTTTGTTTAAGGCAGCCACAACACCTTACATTTTCAAAGATAACACTATTATAGTTTAGATTGATTTTAAATTAATTAAAATAGCGTTTAAATCATCTATATACTCTTCATCCTTAACATCTAAATATCCTTGAATCTTATTGATAGATTGCCATATATTAACCCTTTTACAGTGAGAATATTTACTGATTTTATTCGGGCTTATATTTAAATATTTATTCAAAATGTACATAGTCATGTGTTTGCCTTTGATAATATTACCATCTTGGCATGTGTTGTACGTGCAATCATAATCTGATAGATTATAATATTCTGCTACTGCTTTTATTACTTGTTCTGGTTTAATCATGTCACAAATTTATGTTTTATTATGTTTAGAATGAATTTAAATTATTCAGGTAAATAATCTTCTAAATCACATTGCATATCTTTCAATTCTGTGAAATACTCGTCTACAGCTCTAGCCATTGATATAGTTTTAATCTTAGCTTTCACATCTCCTGGAGTATTTCCTTCTTTCATTCGACTGATTGTGTCTTTTAACACTCTTCTTTCGTGCATAGGAATATTAGTAGTTACTTTCCTTATATTCTCTTCTAGAAGCTCTTTTTCAACTTCCTGTTTAATTCTTTCCCTGTCTTGTTCCGGTGTCTCGTAAATTTTTAAATCATAAAGCGTTGTGTAAAGCGCACGGTAAAGTCCTATTTTTTGCTTATAATCTCCTTGCTTGTGCGATTTAAAAGAGTTAACCAGTACATTGATACTCTTTTTCTTTTTTTCTTCCTTAGAAGGCTCCTGAAGCTTATTTTGACTTTCATAGTATTTTGTCATAACTGGTTTAGTGTATTCGTAATATTCTGTCATAAGCCCCATAAAAAAAGCCAAGCTTATAGTTTGGTCGTACAACTTTAGATCGTAGCTGATTTCCTTTTTTAGTGCTTTTCTTAAAGCTAATAAAACATCTTGCTCCGACCATCTTTTTAATTCAACTCTTAGACCCTGGATCAGGAATTGTTTTTCTTCTTCTGCTTGTGGAAGGTTTCTCATGGGCCAACCGAGCAGCACCATAACTTTTTTTATGAAGTTTTTAAGGTCTGTGTCCATAAGCTCAGATATCTTTTTTTGAAATCTGCTTTCTACTATTTCTTTATCACCAGTTTTTAATCTGCTCAAACCTGTCTGGTTTATCTTGATTAGTTTGTTCATCTTTCTGTTTTTTTATCCAGTTTAAAAAATGTTCTCTAAAATCTTTTTCGGTTTTCATTGTGTTTTTGGTCGCAACCAAATGCATTTTAAATTTTTCAAGGAATTTTAATACATCTGGTGGTTTACGTTCTGTTAAATTACTAACTATTCCGATATAATTGTTATCAATTTGTAATCTATTATAAATTTCATTAGTAGATTCAATTGGTGGCGATGGTTCCGGTTTTTCTTCTTCATCTTCTTTACTATTCTTTACTATACTTTCTTCTTCTTTACTTTGCTTTACTTTTATTGCTTCGCTATTGCTAAGCATTTGCTTACCTTTTGCTTTACTTTTGCCACCTATTGCTCCGGCATCCCTTCTTTTTTGCTTGATTTTGTCTAGCTTTTCCATTCTTTTTAGCAAAGATTTACTATAGAAATATTCATTATCCTTTTCCAGTAGCTCACATTCAAATAAAACGTTTATTTCTTCAATTTCGCATCTCAATTCATAAGCAATATCTTCTAAATCGGTTAGTGATAATTTATAGTTTTCTGACTCTCTTAACATCTCAATAATGCACCAATACATACCATAACCTTTTAAACCTAACTTGCGCCTAAGTTTAATTATACGTATGTCGTTACGTGCATTAGAATCGTGAGAAAAATAATAAGCATCCTTAGCCATAACTTAAATTTTAATTTGAACCATCCGGGAGAATCGAACTCCCGGTGTATTCCAAAATGGTTTATTCTTCCTCTAAATCTGATAAAAATAATTCTTCAGAAGGTAAATCGCTTAATTTGTATGTTTTTAAAGGTGGATCATCTAGTCTATTGTAAATAATAAATTGTTCTTTTTGCAGGTCAATAACATAACTCCACTCAATACAACTATCAGAACCTTTCGCTGTTTCTTCTGAATTATCAATAATTATTGTTTCATCTTCAGAATTAGCAATATTGGTTAACACTTCTTCTGCTAAATCACGATGCATATATGTAGAGAACCATCTTTTTTGTTCATACGTTCTGTTGTCTGGATCATTACTCCACTCAGGCGCATTTTTCTCATAACTTTCAATGAAATCTTTATCAACACCTTCGTAATCTAAGAATCTAACTCTACTTAATTTAGATTTAAATTTATTGAATAAAGATTTATTACTCAAGAAAGTTAACACATTAACACCAACACATGAAGGATATCCATCCCATTGACCGTATTGAGCTACTTTTGTTTCTCCTGATTCGTTGATTACCATTGTTAAATTACGTGTACCCATTTTTTAATAGTTTTTAAGATATAAATTAGTTTAGAAAATTTTTTACTTAATATAAATGAATTTAACTCCATCTAGCTCTATCATATTAACTTTATTCTCTTTAGCTAATTGATATACCCTGGTAGGTGTTATGTTATTTTCTTTAGCATAATTTGCTACTGTTCTTAATTTTGTTCTGTCTACTTTTAATTCTTTCATATTTATTGTTTTAAACATTAAAATTCTTACTCCAACAAAAAGGGATGTTCAGTCCCTCAATGCAAATATATAAAATTATTTTAATCTATTACTTATTTTTCTTAATTTCTTCGATTATTTTTTTAGTGTTAAACCACTCTTTGAATACTTCGATGTTTGAAGCATCGAAAATGCATGTTAAGCATGGTTTAAGACAAAAACCTGATTCCATACAATACACATTTTGTATTTTCTTTAATTTTTTCGTTAGATCAATTTCCGGCACATTCAATTCTTTATACTTTTCCATAATCTTAGTTTTTAATACAGGCTATCTCCCGACAGGCTGTGAAGTTAGGTTATGTAATTCCGTGATATTTTTTTATTTCTTTTGCCGCTACTTTCATAACGTTATATTCATCGTCTTGCAACTGATCTTTATCATCTTTCAAACCTTCAATAACTCTATCAATAGTTTCGTTTATTTGTTCTTTTGAATCTTCTATATAACACTCAACATTTGGGTCATCTTCTCCCATCTCAAAATAAGGGAATACATCAACTATTGGAGACTCTTGGATGCTTGGAATCTCAAATTGTACCAGCATATCTTTAAATGCTTCTTGTACTCGTTCGTGAGCATCAGGAACGTCATTAGCAGCGATTAAAACCCAATTAGTGACCTGCTTTACCTTTTCTGTTTTCTCGTCTACATCCGAATAAGTTACTTTACACTTAAACCAAAGTTGAGCATCGTCAGAATTTACAACGTCGGTAAATGGTGTTTGCTTAATATCACGTATAGAAAATTCACCGTGAATATACTGCTCCATTAAATAGTTCATTCGGGACTCTGCATCCGAAAATGATACTGCATCGACTAAATAAGGCTCAGTTGTTTTCTTTTCTTTTCCGTTTTCATCTACTTTTACGTAGCGTACTTTACATTCAAACCAAGTGTTCATAATGTTTTTTGTTTTAACGGGAGGTTTTACCCTCCCTTAGTTGTTATATACTTTTACTTTGTTCAACGATATCAGTTGAGATTTTACCAAGCAGTGTTTTAACTCTGGTTAATATCGCTTTCGCTTCGTCAGATTTAACCTCCGGTAATTCATAATTAAGTAAATCTTGCGATAACTTAGCAAGTTTTTGTTTATCCGGTGCTAATCTTGCAGCTTTTTCGGCTTTTCTTTGCTCTGCTTCGATTCGTTTACGTTCTGCCTCTTCTGCATCCTTTTTTGCTTTTTCTTCTGCTAAACGTTTTCTTTCGGCTTCTTCTTTAGCTTTTAATTCAGCTTCAATCTTTTCACGCTTAATCCTTTCTTCACGTTCAATTCTTTCTCTTTCTTCTCGTTCAGCTTTTAATTTAGCCTCATACGCTTCTCTTTCTTTTCTTTCCTTTTCCTCACGTACTTTTCTCTCAGCTTCGGCTTTAGCTTTGCGTTCTTGTTCTTCCTTCTCAGCTTGTAATTTACGGGCTTTTTCTTCCTCTAATCGTTTACGCTCTTTTTCTTCCGCTTCTTTCTTTAGCCTCTCATTTTCAATCCTGATCTTTTCTTGTTCAGCTTCATAAGCTTTTTTAGCTTCGATAAGAGAATTCAACAATGATTTATAATCATTATCAGGCATGTTGCGTAGGTCATTCGATTCAGTGATAAATTGAGCGTATGGAGCTAGTTCTAAACGTCTTTCTTGCTCAATCTTATTAAGGCGTTCATTTTCTTTTCTTTCTTCCTCTGCTTTTTTCTCTGCCTCGATTTTATCATTGTGAGTTTTTTCTAAACCCTGTAACATTACATCAAACATAGAATCTGATAACCCTTCAATTTCTACTCTATTAATCTCAGGATTGAATTTTGAAACTTTTTCTAATCGTAATTGAATAACTAATTCTCTTTGCTCTGCTTCGTGACGTTTAACAAAATCAGCTTTGAATTTAGCTTTTTCTTCGATAGCTTTAAATTTAATCTGCATGATTTGCTTTGATTTAAGCCATAAAGAATCCTCTAATTTATAGTCTCGCATTTGAGCTTGCACCTCTGATCTTTTTGCGTCGAAAAGTTTTTCTGCATTTAATCTAGCTGTTTTAGCGTTCTTGCGTGCTGCATCAGCTAAATTAATACTCATAGTATCGTTTACATCTTTTACTACGATTTCATCAACTTGTTTTTCCCATTCAGATGTTCCGGTGAAAATCTGATTTAAAACGTCTTTTACTTCTTGCTGTTTTTCTTCTGATACCTGAACAGCTAGGTTGTTTACTTCTTCTGGTATTACAATTAATTCACTCATTTTTATTTTTGTTTTTGATTGTGATTACAAATATATGTTACTTATTATTAAGAATCAATATAAATTAGAATAACTCAGGTAAAGATAATTTTACTTGTGCAAAAATAAAATGCTGCAATGTTTTATAATTAATAGTAGGGTTTTTAAATTCCTTAACAAAATTCCAACTCTCTTCCCTTACAACATCATAATAAACTGTATTTAATAGTCTTGGTATTTGTTTACTGTTAAATCCACCTTTATCAATTTCAATCTTAGCTTTCACTTTTTCGCAAAGTGCTGTAGTTACATATTTCTTTGCAATTTCTTCTTCTACCATCTTTTTACCTTCAACTTTTGGAGTACCCATTACTTTAGAATGTCTTTCTTTAAATTCAGCAGTAACTATTTTAGCCCATGTTTGTCTACCGTATTTATTGAAGAAATCATAATTTTTAATTACAATACCTTCACCAGTCCCTTTACCGTCTTGAATTAAGAATACATTCTTTTCAAGCTGATTAATGAATTGCTCATAGCTTGCACGCTCAATTATAGCTAATGGTGGTATGTAATCAATATTATGTTTCTCTAGTAATGGTTTGTATTCGTGGTAATGTAAGTATTTGTGCTGACTATCTCCTTCATGTTTAATTTCGCTTTCATCTTTATCTATAGCAACATCAAATACATAGAAATGCCTCCAAGAATCTTCTCTATATGTTTTTAAACTATGAGGGACTAACCATTCACCGAACAATCTATGCGTAGGATTCTCTTTTAGATAAGCTATTAAATTATCTTGCTCTTTAGCCCATTTACAAAAACCTGCATTATCATTTTCAATAGTTAAATGCCTTTTACGGCTCCCGGCTTGTAATTCTCCGTTTTCATCAATCCAAATACTAGCATTTGTTCCGTCGATTTTAGGGAAAATATAACATTCACCTAATTCAATGTTTTCTACTTCGGTAGTGCCGAATCTTTCAATGTGTTGATACTTTTTAAATTCTTTTCTCATTTTATTTGATTTTAAAATAACTCAGGATATTCAATATCTATAGCTATGTATTTATTCTTATTACTTATTTTATTCTTTTTCTGATTAGAAAATAATACTAAAGTACGATATGAATAAGACAATAATTGAACGTGTCCGGCATTATATTTAAATCCCTTCTTTTCCCACCGTTTAATTATACGGTTCTTAAATCTTTGTTCGGATAAATACCAGACTTTCATTTTTATCTGTTTGGATAGTATCTATTATGTTCTTTCTTGCAAAATACATGCATTGCGTTAGCTGTAAATGCACTCATGTAATTCTTTTGTTGCTCTTTTGTTAATTGTTCTATTTCGTTTTTCTTAAGCTCTTTAAATTTACCGTCTTTAATCCAAGGATTCTTTGTACTGAATAACATAATTATTTAACCCTTCCCTTATTTTAATTATTTCTCTCTTGTTTAATTCGCTGATTTCAGAACGTGAAAAAAGGGATAATATTTTAATGTGATTGTGAAAAATAAATCCCTCTTTTCTTTTCTGTTTTAAATACGTATATAGTTGATTGTTAATCATTTATCAGAAGGGTAAATCTGAGTCTTCATCTGGTTCAGGCGGCAAATTATCCATCTGTGGTTGGCTGGATTGTACTCCTCCCATTTTGTCAATCTTCCACATCTTTACATCTGTATACCACTTCTGATTATACTCCCTGGATTCAATGTTGATCCCGACTTTTACAGATTCACCAGAATTAAGAGATTTTATAACATCTACTTTGTTACCCCAAGCACAAATACATATCTTTTTTGGATATTGCTCTTCTGTTTCAATCACAAATTCAATCTTCTTCCATTCTCCGTTTTGTCCTTGCCCGGTTACTTCCGGCAAGACTTTTAATACTTTTCCTGTTACTTCCATTATTTACTTATTAAAATTCCGTGCTTTGTTTCTTTTCTCGTAAATGATACATACTTTCTTCCTCTAAGGTTAAGCAATCTTTTATGTAATGCTTCAACTTCAATATGCACGTTGTCTAGTTCATCGTTAACTAATACGAATAAACTATCAATGTAGAACGGGCTTTGAATAATGTTAAAGCAATTGATAATAGTTTGGTTAACCTTTCCTATCTTATCCTTTCTCATATAAGCTTTCTTTTTTGTCGATGCATTTATATGTAATTCTTTCTTCTTCTCTTAATTCGCTTAATTTACGTCTGATTGTGTCGGGGTGTACAGTTTTTCCATACGCAATCCTGATACGCCACCCAAAACCGTATAAATCGCTACATACTTCTTCTACTACATCATGTAGGTAGAATCTGTTATGAATTTTATCCCAAACTTTGATAATTGTTCTCTTTACTGCTTCGTGTTTCATAATATTTTGTTTTGATTTAAAGCAAAATTAATAAATAAAATAATACAAAACTAATTATAGCTTTATTTGTATGGATTCTAAATAAAACCTTATCTTTGTAGTGACTCTTCTTTCATTTCATTTTGTTTTTATACCTCGGCTGGATTAATTTTCAGTCGAGGTTTTTATTTATATTGATTCTTAATAATAATGTTAGTATGTTTGTAATGTTTTACAACGGATAGTAATATGACCTGTGCGACAATTACGCACGAGCTACACTTGAATAAACGCAATTATGCACCTTGCGCTATTCATTTTATTTATTGTTGTGGTGCGTTAATTTAAAAACAATGGAAACTTTTAGATGGAAAACAGATTACTACCACGCTGACAATAATACAACGATGTTAGAATACTTAGATTTATTTTTGCCAGAAGATGCTATTGAAATTATGGTTGATGGCACTTACGCTGAAATAGAAAGAGACGGTGTTAAATATGCAGTACACGCAAGTGGTGACGGTGATTCATTCAACCATAAAGTTGAGTTTGAGGAACTATAATGCACCACAACGTTAAATATATGGCAAGTTGGGTATTAAGATGTGCTACCCTATCGAGCCACAACAAAGTAAATTAACAGCACAAATATTGCAAACTGGCACACGCCCCCAATTTGCTATATACATTGTTATAGGGCGTTTTTAATACTAAAACAATGATTAATTATAACACAGAATTTCTGATTAGAGTAAAGGTAAACGACTTTTATCCTAGCAATTGGTACACTTACCGCACAGAGCGAAAAATAATAGGTTTTATTACAAGAAAAGCAGGGATTTACAGAGAGGTATTTGAAGACTATTTAGGTGAAAAAGTGCCAAAAAACCATACTTTAAAAGATGGTGTTGTTTATGAAAACCCTGAATGTATATTATGCTATGCTGACGGAAGCGAAAAAACCTATTATTTTGACAATAAAAGTGATGCCGTTGAATTTGGAGCAAAGTTTACCGTTGGTGATAAATGGGTGAATTAAATGCCCTATAACTAAACATAGATATGAAAAGTTATTTCAATTTTTTATATCTCAAGTTGTAAAATCTTTATTTAAACGAAAAAAATATAATATTATGAAGAATTATTTAAAATTAGCGATGTCTTTTTTAATTTTATCAGGGTTGTTAACATTATCAACTATTGTAATTAAAAATGATATAGATAAATATACTGATAAGTATAAAAATAAAGTTGGTGATAAGATTGTTTTTAAATCCGATACATTAATGATAATTGATTATTCCATAATCAAAAATACATTCACTTTGGATAATGGTAAAGAGATTAGTTTTTACTTGGTATATCAATTAAATATTGTTGATGAATAGCTATCTAAAATCATTATAAATTAACACTTTTATTTGGTTGTGTTAAAATAATTATTATCTTAGCATTCAATTTAAAAACAGAACATTATGGATAAATACAGACATTTAATCGAAAGTTCAGAGTATGAAGTAATGGAGTTTGACGAATATACTGTACTATGTTATGAGTTACTTCCAGAAGTACAAGAAAACAATATGTACCCTGCTGGTAGTCGATATGCTGAAATACGTCAGATATTATCTTATGACTATGAGCAAAGTAGGTGGATTAAAGCGACCGAAGACCCTTGTGAGCTTGCAGGATATCCAATGAATTACTATGATTTAAAACTAAATAACAGACTAGGAGGGATACAATAATGATTACAACTATTAATTTACAAAAAGGATTCAATATTGATGCTGAATTACATTATGAATCATATGATTTGATTAAGTTAATCGTAGCTTGGGATGTTGAAGTATTCAAGCAAGAGCAAGTAGCCGATATTGCAATTAAAGTCGATTCTATGACTTTAGAATTTGAATACGACGGTGTACCAGGATATGTGATTTTAGATAAAAATATTGAAGCTATATTAGGTGAATTTAACCCAATAGTAAACATCCACCCACAACAAGTACAATTTTATCCAGATAATACAAGTAAGGTATGGTTTTAAAAGAAAGATTATTATCAAAAGCAAAAGAACTAGGGGTGTCAGAATTATCTATAGCACTAGCTATTTACCCTAAACATATGGCTAATTATATTGATAAAGATTCTGATAAGAGAATAGTAAGATTTAACGCCTTACAAAGTCTTAGACTAGTTTATAGAGGTATAACAGAATTAAAAGCATCTCAAATTATCGCATTGAGTGAATTACTTAATGTTAGTACTGATTATATATTGAAAGGAGAATAAAGATGGGAACCTATAAAACATTATCGTCAATAGACGTTAACAATAAAACCGAAAAGAAGAACGGATTAATATATTTATCATGGGCTTATGCATGGGGGGAGACTAAAAAGAAATATCCAGAAGCTAAATATGAGATTCTTAAAAATGAACAAGGATTACCATATTTTGAAAGTGAGTTAGGTTATATGTGTTTTACAAAAGTAACTATAGATAATGAGACTCACGAAATGTGGCTTCCTGTTATGGATGGGGCTAATAAAGCTATGAAAAAAGAATCTTATACTTATAAAGTAAAGGATTGGAACGAATCAAGGGCACAGGGTAAAGATGTCTATAAAGATAAAACAGTTGAAGCGGCTACAATGTTTGACGTTAATAAAACTGTTATGCGTTGCTTAGTTAAGAATTTAGCTATGTTTGGTTTAGGGCTTTACATTTATGCTGGTGAAGATTTGCCAGAAGTTCAGGAATCAACATTAGAAGAAGCTTTATCAGATGTTAAAGCAGTGAAAACAGAAGCGGAGAGAGGTTCGGTTTGGTCACAACATAAACACTTACAATCTAATGAAGAATTTGTTACTGCAATTAAAAAGAAAGCTAAAGAAATAAAAGAAAATGAAACGAAGTAAAGACATGTTCATGGAAGAACGAGAAAACGAACAAGAAAGAAAAGATTTTTTTGAACCTAAATCTAATCTAAAAGAAATTGACTTTAAAACTGAAATATCAGAAATGATAGCCAGAGTAGAAGAAGGTTATGAAAATGAGTTAGAAATCTATTGTCTCTTGGATGATCTGCAAAAAAGCATTGAAGCCGCTAAAGAGAGAATTAAAGTAGCTGCTATTGCTGTGCGCGAAAAATATCCTGAGAAAACTTTAGAAAAGTTTGGAAAGAAAATTTCTATAACTTCCGGTGGTCGATATGATTACAAAACTAATGATGAATGGAAATCGTTAGATAGTAAACGTAAAGAAGTTGAGAAGAATATGAAAACTGCTTATGACATGTATAAACAAGGTAAGGAATTAGTTATAGATGGTGAAATTATACCTCCTGCCGAGTTTAAACCAAGTAAGCAATCATTAAGATTAGGATAATGAAAAAGATTCTAAAACTATCTATTGCCGCGATATCATTTTTCGCGGCTTTAGAAATATTCTTCTTGATAATTGGTTATATTTCATTATATTTACGTGAACAAATAATATTATGGCAGCTTACGTAAATGAATATGGTTATTTATTTGATGGTGATGATATAATTATAGGGTTTTCATCTTGTCTATATGAAAATAAATCAGGTGAATTGAAAGATGTAGTTATATTTGTAACAATATATAACCATCCAACACGAGAAGAATTTTCGAGAATACTAAAAGATGATGTAGTAATTATACCTGATTTAAGTCTGAACTAATGAAAGATAAGGATTATAACGAACTTTTAGAATTTCAACATGTAGGTGGTGGATTAATTCCGGTTAACCCTAAAGCTATTGAATTACTAGAACACTCAAGAAAAGGTGAGATAATTCAGTTTAAAGAAATAACAGCGAGAGATTTGAAATTCCATAAATGCTACATGTCTTTACTTGGGTTTATTTATGACTATCTACCTACAGGATTCAGAAACAGAATATCTAAAGATAGATTTTACATATTTTTAAAGAAATTGCAGGGATTATACACTGTTGAACACACATTCAAAGATGGAACTGAGATGATAAAATATCATTCAATATCATTTGGGAATATGTCTCAGAAAAAGTTTGAGGAATATGTGAAAAATCAATTACCATTTATCTATGAAGAAGTGATAAGAGTATTCTTTGATGGAGACATAGCAAACGGAATAATTGATACTATAGAAGAAGAGTATAAGAAGTTTATGAGTAAATTGTAATAATGTTTTACAACGGTTTGGCTATGTGTTGTTGCCAAACGATAAACTTTCAAAACAACACTAAACCTTGACGGCAATAACATATAGCTGTTATTACCGCCAGTTAATTTTAAATTAAATGACTGTTAAGCAACTTATAAAAGAACTTGAAAAAATGCCACAAAACGCAAAAGTTTATTATCAGGACTTTGACGCAGGAGAATTTGAAATATCATCTTCCCCGTCTTATGTGTGGATAGTTGACTTTAACAAAGCTACCGACTATGAAAACAAAATGCAAAACGACTTTAAAATGAAAGGAAAGGTTGTTTGTATTCACGCTTAATTGGCGGTAACAGTAAAAAGATATGAATAGTACGAAGTATTATTTATATCTTAAGTTGTAAAATCGTTAATTATTGATTATGGTAAAATACAAGAAAATATATCTAAAGTATTTTAATTACATCGAATCTGATTTTATACCGTGTGAAGTATGCGGAAGTAAAGCAGTAGATATACATCACATAAAATACAAATCTAGAGGTGGTAAAGACGAAATAAGTAATCTTATAGCTCTATGTAGGTATTGCCATAATAAAGCCCATAATGAGCAGTTAAAAGAGCAAGAATTAACAGAAATACATTCTGAATGGTTGAAGAAATAATAATCAAAGATTTACCTAAAATTAGTTTAAATGAGTGGTATGCAGGTAAGCATTGGACGTTTAGAAAAAAAATAAAAGATACATACAAATTATTAATAAGAAGAGCTAAATTATCAGGTAAATATAAAGTTGAATACGAGTTTCATTTTAAAAGTAGGCCATTAGATTGTACTAATACTATTGCTATGGTTAAGATGATTGAAGATATACTTTTTGAAAATGATGATTATAAACATATATTGGAAGTATCCTTGAGAAGCGTTAAAGATACCTCCGAATATGTTAATATTATAATAAAACCTAGCTAACCTTGTGTAGTATTAAATGCTGAACACCTACAGATATAGACATAGCTGATGCTGTCTGAACTCTTCTCACTTCTACACCTACAGTCTGCCCTGCCGTTAATTTAATTAGATCTGAGAAGTTGTAAGTATTATGTGAGGCTCGCGTTCTTTTCTCACATCTAGCCTGAGTATCAAGAGTTCCGTTTATCGTTACACCACAAATCAAATCGGCTACACTACCACTATCTATTCCTTGCAATTGGTAATCTATTTTATAAATCCCAGTAACCCCAACAGTCAACACTCCTGAACCTATTGTGAAATTATTCAACAACGCTGAATCAGGTTGTATTAATTGAGGCTGTAACGTTGGTTCTGATTCTCCAACATCGAAAGTTAAATTAGTTGTGTCGTAGCCTTTCGCATAAGCAGTACTTAAAGTCGGTATAATCCTAGATAGCTTATTCCATTCTCCTGATCTTAACTTTTGAAAGAACGCTATTTCATCAGCTGTTAATGTCAAACCTGAGTACTCAGGGTATGTGCCAACTTCGGTAGGGAACACTACTTCACCTTCTCTTTCATCTCCTGTTGGTTCGCTTGTAGTTTCAACACTACCTATGACCGATGATTTATAAGTTGCAGCTTCTTGAAGTTCATAAACATTAGGTGTCCCAGTGTAAACTATAAAAGAAGCCACCCCCTGTTTTGTTTGTATATTTTCAGCAGAAGCATCTTTAAATTGATATGTAGCTACTTCTTTTGCAGTCCACCAATCACCAGTAACAGGAGAAACAGGTGGTACAGTTGAAGCATCTGCAAGCAGCTGGAATTTGTCAGATTCTAATTTAGTATTAGCACCTAGATCAACACTAACCTTATAAAAATATGTATTTCTTGAGAAAATGAAGTGTATCTGATTTTTCCCAAGATATAACCTTCTACCAAATTTATCATTAAAATTAGTCAAAAACCCATTAAGACTAGATATATACCATTTGTTGAATCCAATAGGTTGAGATGGTGATTGATTCAATGATGTTATCCTTGTTTGAAATTCATCATTCTTAAGTGAGTCTAACTGTGATTGAAGATTACTTACGTCTGTTTGTAATTGTTCTATCAAATCTAATATATCATTATCTAATTGACCACCTGGGTCTGATCCGTTCAATACATTATTTAGATATATTAACGACTCGTTTATTTTTGATTTAGACACCTCACTCGAATCACCTATATTTATTAATTGTATACCCATTTTTAATTAATTTTATTTACCCCTAAGATGTTTGTAGCAGTAAGATTTACACTTAAATTCACTAAATTAGTTCTACCTATCTTTGTTACGTCTGGGTTATCATTACTTATAAATTGGAAAGCTTTTTCTTCTATTGAGTTTGTTATAGATATATAGAAGTTTGTATGAGCTAATGCTACTTTTATTATTTCAGCTGTAGACCTATGTATCTCTGGTATGTCTAGTTTTATAATTCTTTGTATAGTCTCAAATGTTTTAGTCTCCTTACCTCCATTATCAAATACTGTACTTTCCCCTCCTGGCTCATACTCATTAAATAATGCTTTTACACGCATCATATGAACGATATCAGTGCTATAATTTATGTAGTAGATATTGTCACGGTTAAACCATTGTAATTTATACCAGTTTTTATCAATTGAGGGTAGTACTTCGTATATATCTGATAACCATTTTTGTCCCGTAGGAGTATTAGTAGCTGAAAATCTTGTGTATTTATCGACTAAAGAAAAGTCTATTTCAAATTCCCAATATCTAAAAATACCTATAGTGGTAATTGTAGAAGGTATTTCAGCAACTGTTAATGGCACATTCCCATAGTAAAGTTTAGGGTTATCAGTAGCGGCTAAGCCAATAGCCTGAATTTTAATTGTGTCAGACTTTAGATATGTTATGTAACGATTATACGGCACATGATTTAATGATTGATTTTCAATGAAAACACCGTCAAATGGGTCTATAGAATCCTTCTCTATAAACCTTATACTATTCGCTTTACTCCATGTTATCGCCACACAACAAAGATACGAATTTATTTAGAATTGGTATAAATTAAATGTTTGTGTAATTTCAATTAGATTTATTCTTAAATTTGTATAAAACAATAACAAACTAAGATGCAACTACCACATATGCGGTGTGGGTAAGTTGCCATTGCTTGTTGAATGACTTACCAACTTTAATTAGAAATATTAAATAACTTAAATAGTTAATTATGTGGAAAAAAGTAACAGAATGGCCTCCAACAAAGAATAGGGTGATTATGACTAAAATTGAAGATGAAAATGGAACAAGGAACGAGCAAGAATTAAAGTTTGATGGTAAACTTTGGTGGTTGCCTGATGGTAGTATGTATGTATATTACATACCTACACATTGGAAAAGTTTGGTTTAATTGCGCCTAACGTTGAGTAAATTTTATTTTTTATATACTCTTGTTATGAACTTTTAAAAATGAATTTAAAATATACAACAAAAACGATAGGTAGATACTTATAGGCATTTTAATTCCTTAAAACAACTTACAACTTACAACTCAAACCAAAAACCGGGCGTAACTTAATGCACCCGGTTTTCTCTATTTAACCAACTAAACCTAACTTAATAGGAAAACATATGGATATTTTTATTTTTCCTTTTCATCTTTAATCAATTTGCTACCGTAATAGCCTCCAAAGTAAAATACTACTATTGTAATTACCACATAGAACAACTGAT